TGGGCCACGGATTAGGAAATGGGTTGCTGTGATGCCAGACGATGAGAGTCTTAAACCCGTTTCCGAGTGCCGCGATTGTTGCGCCGAAAATCGCAATCAACACTTGCGTGATCCAGTCAGCGCCCGACCAAAGGCCGGTCGATGAAGCTGCCACACCGCTCCCGGCTCCCGCAATTGCACCGCCGCCGAGCCCGGCAATAAAGCCGTTGATGAACTCAGTTCCCGCCGCCGCGAGCCAGTATTCAACGGGTCCTGCGCGATAACGCGGGAGGTTCATTTCTTCTTCAGAAATTGGCGCAGCGGAGCCAAGTCAGCCGGCCGCACCTTCGCGGCCTTGATCTCGTCCGCGGTGATTTCCATGCGCGTCAGATCGATCTTCACCACTTCATCGCCCTTGGCCTCGATCTTGTCACGAATCGCCCACGCCTTTGCGGCGCGATCTTCGCCAGAGAGTGCGTCCATTTCGCGTTGCGCACGCACCTTGCCCTTGTCGAGTGCTTCGACGATCGGCTTTAACGCGGTGATGTTGTCCGCCGCCACCACGACGTTATCAGGCGATAGTCCCGGATCGATCCGTTGCAGCGCCACGAAGAGATCGCTCGCCTGCTGACGTGTGAGATCGATAGGGTCGGCATACAATGTGACACCAGTGACAATCGCTAAAAACGCAATGGGCCAATTCGGTATCATGGGTTTGTGGTCAATACCGCCAGCGTGTAGAGCGTGCCCGCTACATCCAGTTGGATGCCCGTCGTTGTAGAGACGAGTAAACCCGTGCTCGTTCGAACAGCACCATTCTTCCACGCTGCCGCCGTGCCGCCGTTCGGGGCCGCAGTCGTGACGCTCCCGGCAAATACGGCGTTTTGGGACGAATTGAGCGTCAGCGCCGTTTGCAGTGCCGCCGTCCGGAAGATGATCGATTTGCCGCTTTGGGTCGTCGAAACGTAGAAGTCGCCGCTGAATGTCTCGAATTGGGCGGTCAGCGTTGCGGTCTCCTCGAACTTCAACACCGGGTTGTTGCCGGCCGGGTGCGTGATCTTGAGTCCGCCCGCTTGCGTCCGCGACAGCTTCGCGTCCGTCGAGAACAGGATGGAGTCCAACCCGGTGATCGCTGTCGGCAATGAAAGCGTGACCGCCGAGCCTGCCACCGATCCAGTCCCTCCATTAACGAGCACCATTCCGCTTGTGCCGGCAATTGATGGCACAGTGGCCGCAGTTGTCGCCAGCGTGCCGGACGTGGGAAGCGTAACAGTCGTGGTGTTTGTGACGGTCAACGTCGTCGCAAATGCACCCGACGTGGTGAAGTTTCCTCCGAGCGTGATCGTCTTTCCGGTATTGGCTACGCCAGTGCCGCCGTATTGACCAGTTACGACGCCCCCATTCCACGTGCCACTCGTAACCGTCCCAAGCCGCGTGATGTTGTCTTGAACCGGACTCGGCAATGTGGTCAACGCAGAGGACGGACCGCTGCCCGCGGCGGAACGCCCCAACACCGTCCCGGTCGCGAGCGGGCTAATGTCCGAAGGAGGAATGGCGACCGCGCCAAACAGGGGCGAAGCGATGAAAGCGAAAAATATGAGGGGTGTTTTCATAGCAGATTGATGGTGAGGTAGCCGCCCGACGTTCCTGACCCGATTTGGGTAATTTTGAACCGCACGACTTCGCCCGGCGCGAGGACGAGTGGCGTGCCAAGAACGGTTTCTTGAAACGATGCGCCATCGTCCAACGTGGCGATTTCGCCGAGTGAGACGCCGCTGCCGTCCACCAGTGTAACTTTGAGCGCCGCGCCAACAGGGGGAGTCTGCGCCGCGATCTGCACGCGGCTGATGGTGGTCGCCGCGGGAGCTGCGTAGTATCCAACAATATCATTCACCGCCGCCGCACCTGTGAGCACTGCGCTCGTGATGAGACCGCCGCCGCCACCGCCCGCGGGCACGATATTCGCGGCAAGGAGTTGTGTCCACGCGCCGAGCTTTGCCCATTTCACGCCTTCGGTATCGCTCGGATCAATGTCGGTAAGTGGATAGCTCATGGTGTAGGAGATGCCGGCATTATCGACGGCCTGACGCATCCAGCGTTGCAGTTTTGCCCACTTCACGCCTTCGGTGTTTCCGGCTTGGATTGGTGCTAAAAGGCTCATGGGCGGTTAGGATTATTTCTGGCTGATAGTATCAGGAAATTCCGTATTCAATCCGAATCACGACATGCGTTGAATGAACGCCAGCTTGAACCATGGCGGCAGAACATCGGCTGTTGACCCGCCGCCATCCTCCGCGTCCGCAGTCTTTCCGGAAATGGTATGCGTGTGACCGGCCATTGCAGTGCCCGCAAACGACGCACCTGTGACCGCAGTAACCCGCGCTCCCGCGCCCGTTGTCGCGGTGTCATTGGCGGTCGTCGTATTGACGGTGACGGTTCCGGCTGGCGTTCCGGCGCTGGCACTATCGGCAGCAAGCGTTCCAGCGGCATGTTTGTGTTGGGCGGTTCCACCCGTGGTGCCAACGTCGGCCTCGGTAGCGGTGCCAAGGATGAATCGATCTCGGAGATCAACGGTTCCGCCAGAACCATCGCACAATGCCCAATTGGAGGGAATATCCGCAAAAGCTCCCGAGTATGGCACGATCCCACCGACCGGAACACCGCCGTCATTCGAGAAAAACGGCACATAAATCGGCGTGGTTGGAAACACGGTGCCCGTGAAAAATGTATTATTGGAACTCTTAACTACGGTTGTGGCATCAATTGCCGGTCCTGTGTTCAGCACCGGGGATGTCTTTCCCCAGACCGTATTATTGGCGAACGTCAGGTAATTGATCCGGCCCTCGAATGCCGCTCCGTATTTGGCAAGGTTGGTCGCTCCCACGCTTGTCCAGTTCTCACACGTCCCCAGCTCCGAATCCGTGACCTTCAATCCATCACAGAGCGGAGCCGCGCCGTCGGAATAAACATAGAGCGCCTTGCAGTCCGAGTCTTTTGCCGCGTCGCTGCCCTTCAAGCCGCGCAGCGTCACGCCGGGACACTGCTCCACCCAGACCTGTCCAAGCATGGTGGAATCCCCATCGCCCGCATTGCCCTCGAAAAAACACGAGTCAATGAGCCAACGTCCGGTTGTGCCCGCGCCTGCGGGACCTTTCCCTGTCAGAAGCACGCCAACGCGGCCAATGTCCACGTAGGACGCGGTGAGTTGCCACCCCTCTATCGCGCCATCCCCGCGCCGTCCGTCCACGTATAAACCAACGGAAAGGGGGTCTTTGGGGTATCCGGACGCGCCGAATTGAGAGCCGGTGATCTGGGATTCGTTGATTGGCCCAAGCTCATTGTCGATCAGCGCCGAGCATGAAACCGAATAGACCGTCCCGTTTGCCGTGCCGCTGCCAGTGCCGGCCCCGTTCGCCTTGAACGGGATTCCGACCGCGTTGACCGCTGCGCCCACCGTCGTCCAGTTGGTTGTTCCCAACGCACCGATGACATAGCGTTGATCCGCCACCAATGCCGTTGCTGCGATTGAGATCGTGGCGTTGCCGGGATTGATCGGCGACGTGATTGTCACGCTCGTAGCGGTCTTGGACGCGATCCGCCAAAAGCCGCGATACGCGCTCGGCGTGACTCCCGAAATGTTGATCCAGTCGCCCACGGCGAACGTGTGATTCACCGAGAAATTGACCGTGAAATTTCCCGCCGTGCTTGTGATGGACGACGGCACGTAGGACGCGCGCGGACCGGCCCCAGCGATGCCACAGTTTGCAATCGAAATCGACGTGGCCGTTCCCTGCAACCAAAGCGGCGGCTGATTGGTTCCCCCCGTGAAGAACAGACAATTTACCGCCGTTAACCCAGCCGACTTGCACCATAGGGCATAGCCGCCTTGCCGCAGACACTTGATTGTGACTTGCGAGAAATTGGCGAGGCAGCGATATGCTTTGAAGCAGTCCGCATTGGCGCGTATCTGGCAATTGGAGACATACACCAGCGCGTCCGTTCCGTTGCCATCAATGTTGAACAACGGATTGCCGTTCATCCTGTCTTGCGTGCAAGTGAACTTGAGCCACGCAATCGACATGAACTGACCTGTCACCTGAATCGTGGGATTGGTCAGGTGCGAGTTGATGATCGTCGCAGTCGAAAAGCCATCGCCGACGAAATGCACCGGGCAACTCGTAATCGCCGTAATCCCGTCCGTGCGGTAGCTGCCACCCGGAAAATACAACGCACCGCCGCCAGCCGCTACGAGCGCGTCCCGAGCGGCGTTGATTGCCGCCGTGTCGTCCGTGGTGCCGTTGCCCACCGCGCCGAAATCGCGGACGTTGAACCGCGGCCCATCCGTCCACACTGGCGGCAGCGCACTGACCGGAAGCGTCCCGGCTTGAGCGAGAAACTTGCGGCGTAGGGTTGTGTTCCCCGGCAGGCGTGTCGCGACTCCCGCATTGCGCCCATAGATCATATCGCCAATCGCCGTCATCGGATTGGCAAACCCGACGCCATCGCTGGCGAGCGCCAATTCCGCGATCACGGTGGCGATCTGCCAGCCGGCCAACACGGATTTAGCCGTGGTTTGATTCTGCGCACGAATGATCCGGAATTGGCCTGTCAGCAAATTGACCTCTGTGACCCGGACGACTTCGATATTGCTGCGATTGGGCAGCACGCCGTTGGGCCAGATCGCGGCGTCAAATGGAGCGGGCGGGAATGTCGCTACTCCGCTGGCTAGAACCAGCGTTGTTCCCGACGCGGGCGGCACGGGAGCAACGCCGATCGTCGTCAGGCAAAAATCGGTGGTTGTGCTCATTTCCCAAGTAGCGCCGTCACTTGCTCAAACACTTCAGGCGTCAGCGGAGCCTCATCGCCTTGGCTCAATCGCTTCAGATAATCCGCGATCTTGTCCGGCTGCATGGTGCGCAGTTGGCCGACGATGAATTGCGCCCGTGCGCCGTTCTTCACGCCAAGACCAAGCAACTGCCGATCAATCACGTCGCGCTCGGACTTGTTCATCTCCGTGATGATCTGCTCAAACAGCTCGGGGCGATTGGTCGCAATGTCCTTGAGCCGCTGTGAAACCTCCGGAGCCGACAGGGTTTTCAACTCGGAAATCGTCTCCTTCGCGCCCCGCTTCTTTTCAACGCGCGTGTCGGCTTCCGCACGCTTCAGCGTATCGATCTGCTCCTGCTCCTTGCTGCGGTCCACGTAAAGCGAACCGGCCATGCGTGCGGTCAGTGGATTGCCGGCAACCGCCGCCGCTGTGGGATCGCGTCCCTCCGGTTGATTCTTCGGCAAGAACTGCGTGAGCACACGCCCGCTCGCGCCTTCGACGAGGTTTTGCAGCATCATCGGACTGCGCAGATTGTCCGGCGCAAATGACGGCATCGCGTGCGCCGCCCTCACCATCAGTTTTGGCGTTGTCTCGGTGAATTGGTTCTCGGGCGACGCGCGCTTGAAATCATCGGTCGGGAGAATGTCGCGATGCCGAAATGTGTCGCGCCCGCTCACTTGCTCAAACGGCACTTTGACCAACGGGTTTGCGCCGCCGATCACGCTCTCAAATCGCTCCCGTGCGTTGCGCCCGCCGACGTTCACTGGGCTCAAGTTTTCGAGCATCTGAACGCCGTAGTTCTTCACCGCATCCGGGTCTTTGTCGTGCGCGAAGTCGAGCGCCGATTCCACGGTGTTGCCCATGTATTGCAGCACTTCGCGCTTCGGCAAACGCCAGTATTCCCGCACGCTCTGCCCAAACTCGTTGGTGCTATACAGCGGCTTGCCCGACTCGTCATAGCGTGGGAAAAGGAAGTAGTTCTTCCGCTCGGCTTCGCTGCGCGCGTTGTAATCCGCTTCGTTTTCCGGCGCGTGATTGCGATACCATAGATACGCCGCGCCTGTGCCGATCGTGCCGGCGATGCGCAACCAAGCGTCGCGTGCCGGTCCAACGCCGTCCGCGCCGGCCAGTCGTCCCGTCAGGTTGGTGATGCCCTGCACGCGCGCATTCAGGAACATTTGCGCAAGGTTGTTCAGATCGCGCACTGCCCAACCGCTGCGGAAGAAGTCCGGCGAGCCCGCGAAATTGCGCACCTCGGCGACGACTTTCTTCAACGCCTCCTCGGCCTGTGCCGGCGTCATCTTGTCGATGCCCTCAATGCGCAGACCGCGTTTGAATCCCATCATCTTTGACGACTCCTCGATCGCCTTGTTGATGGAGCCGATTGAATCAAGCAGGCTGTGTTCACCCAGCTTGAGCGATCCGAGCAAACGCTTTTCGTCCACGGTTCCGCCCATCGTGTCGATTAACTCCTGCCAGTTGGAGCCAGCCGCACCGCTCTCATAGAACTCGCGGGCGAGCTTTGCCGCTGCGTCATTGGCCTGTTTCACGCCGGGCACGTGCGCGCCGACCTTGGCGAACGCCCCGCCCTCGCCGCCGAGCAGGTTTGAGAAAATCGACGCGTAACCGCCGTGGATAAAATCAATCGGTGCGCGCCAAATGTCCTGTGCGCCTTTCAGGCCGTATTTGCTGACGAGCCAGACGTTCGGCTGATCGGCCAGCGTGAAGTTGACCGGCTGAAACGCGACGTTGCCGGTAGTCGCTCCAAATCGGAAGACGCCTGCCGCCTTGCGCGCGAAGTTGGCGACCCATCCCGCTTGCGTGGCGTTCAACCCCTTCACGGCTTCGGCAACATCGGGTTTCACCTCAAGACGCATCGGCGTCCCGTTGTCGAAATAGTTCACCGTCTCGTAACCACGGCGCGGCTCGTCGTGAGGTTGCAGTTTACGAATCAACGTTCCCGATACGTCGTTGTCGGCGAGCTTTGCCAGCTCCAGCATTTTCAGGTTTTTCTCGGCGAGAATGCGGCCTTTGAAAATGTGCTGCGCCAGAGCAACCGACGGATTCTCAATATGGAAATCCGTGCTGTGGATGCCTTCGATGACCTTTGCCAGTTGGTCCCGCGTATCGACCGCGCGCGACGCGCCCGTGTCGAATCCTTCCAAGTGATCGAGCACTTTGAACGGCGCGTAGAAATCGTTCTCCGACTTGATGCGGTTGTAGGACTCCTGTGACAGTCGGCCGCTTTGAACCTGCAACCGCAACGCGTCGTCGGCCTCGGTCTGCATGATGCCGCTCGCGATCTTGTCCAACTCGGCAACGCGTGGTGCGCCGATCTCAGCTTCAAGTTTCGCCAAATCCGCGGCAACCTTGGCGTGCGTCCAGTCGCCGACAACCTTGCGATCACTGGCGTTGGCGTCGTTCCACGCCAACCGCTGTTCAATGCGTTTGAGCGCCACCAGCCGATCAAAGTTCTGGCGATCATCCGCGCCCACGGCATCGAGCACGTTGCGCACGTAATCCTTCACATCCTGACCGGCTTTGCCCGCTGCGCCTGCGACCTGTTCAAACTCACGGCTCAACGGCAACTCGCGCTTTGGAATAACATACAGCCACGATGCCGCCTTGCGCACGTCCTCAACGAGTTTGTCCAACGGCGCATAAATCGAGAGCGTCGCCGCCTTGATCGTGCTCGGCACTTTGTCGAGTTGTTCAGTGATCTTGGGCAACGGTGGCGGCGCAAGATGCTTGTCGATCTCGTAAACGGGTTTCGCGCCCATGCGACTGAGCACAGCTTTTCCCGCGATGCGTAGCCCCGCGCCACCAGCCGCGCCAGCCGCCGCACCTAGCAGCATGTTTTGGCGACGCTCATCCGGCGTTGCGCCCTGCGTTGATCCGTAAACGCCACCAGCGACGCCGCCCAACGCGGACTGCAATGGAGTGCTGAAGAGTAGGCCGGTGCCGATGGAGCCGCGCTGATCTTTCTTCGCCAACGTTTCCGCACTCGGCCCGCTGAACAAATCTTCGTCGCCCGCGAGCAACGTGCCTTGGCCCACGTCCGAGCTGTCGCCCGTCAACGGCTTTTCGGCAAGCGTTTCGATCTTCTGCTTACGCTCCTGCGCCAGTAAACGCTCGCGCTTTGCCGCAGCTTCCGCCGCCTGCTGTTCGTTTGTGACAGATTCGAGCCGGAAGCCTTCGGCTTTAGATGCCGCAGCCCCTTCCGGCGAAACGTTCGGCGTAATCTCAGCTCCTCCTTGGGGAGACTGCGGCAAATCTTCGGAAGGCAGAAAATCGGTCGATGCCTTTGAAAGTCGCTTGGCGTGCGTCACCTTCCCTTTGTCCGGCGTGACAACAGTTCCCTCGGGCACGCGGAACATATGCCCGTCCTTGACGATGTATTCGTATGTGCCGTTCGCTGTTTCCTCGACACCAACAATCGAGAACTTCTCGCCGTCGATCTTGAATTTTCCGCCCACGCCGATCTCTTCGATCTGCCGCCCTTTGCCCGAAGCGAGTAGCCGCGCAGCATCTTCCTCGTTTGCAGCAATGAACCCCTCTTCAACGCGCTGTTGGTAATTCTCCACCTTGAGCGAACCACGCGCCTTTTCCCGTGCGGCAAGCGCGTTGGAAATCGCGTCCTCAAGTTCTGCCGCGGTCGTGAAGTTGTATGCTCCTGCTTCGCTGTTCGAACGCGCGCCGATGCTGTTCAGCGTCTCGATCGCGTCGCTCCATTCGGCTCCTTCAATGCCGCCGCGCAGACGCCGGGCGATACCTTGGAGCACATTGAGCCGCGCCTTCGATTCGCTGTCGCCAGCTGTGCGCAGCGTGCCGACGTATTCGGCGATGTCCGTCAGAATGTCGCGCGTGCCGTCGGGTCCGACGCCCACGGTTGGCCGCGCACCCTCCTTCTTGTTGGCCACCATGCCAGCCAGTTTCAGGCGTTCAGCCTCCAACTTGTCGCGCACATCGTTCGCGCGCGTCGGATCGATGGCGTCCAGCTTTTCGGCCTGTCGCTCCATGTCCCGAATCCGCCGTTTTTGGTCGGCAATTTCGCGATTGCTCGCGGACTTGGTTGGTGCAACGGCCTCCGTCGCCTGAGTCGGCACGGTATCCGGCCGCACCTCAGATGACACGGGTTGACCCGTGGGAGCCGCCTCAACAGGCGGCTTTTCAGTTTGTGGGACCGCTTCCGATTGTGCGGGTTTTTCGGCTGACGCCGGACGGCGAACCGGAGTCGGCCCTTGGCCTTCATTTCCCTCCGCGCGCAGCACACGATCCGCCTGTGCCGACAATTCAGCGGCAACCTCATCGCCGGGCGCAGTGGCTTGAGCTTGTTTTGCCAGCAACCGGGCGCGTTCACGTCGCGACTCGCCGGGACGCGTTTCCAGTTTCGTCAATTGGTTCTGAACCTCATCGCCGGTCAAAACCGTGGATTCGCCTTCTCCCAACTGACGGGCAAGAAGCGATGCCTTCACGTCCTCGGCGCGAGCTGCGCCCAATGCTGCCGCGCGTTCGTCGGCCTTTTGCAGCCGCGTGATCGGAGCTTCACCACCAAGGGCGGCTTCCGCATTCGCCTGCCGCGCAAGCGCGCTATCGCCGGCAGTCGGAGCCACCGTGTCGGGCTTCACGCCAAGCAGATCGTCGATCCGCTTTTGCGCTCCCTCCAATACGCCGCGCACTTCCGCCTTTTCTGCCGCGCTCAACGCCTCGTTGGCGTCCAGCTTCGGCAGTTCTTCGGCAATAACCTTCTTTGCTTCCGCGACGGTCTTGCCGCGAAGTGCCTTGATGATGTGCGGCGCAGCGCCCTCTAGCGTGCCGAATCCTGCCCCAACGAGCGTGCCCAACAGCCCGGCCGATAGAATGGCCCCACCATGCAACTTGCCCTCGTCTATTGCCTCGGAAATGGCTTCGTGCGCGGCCCCAAGACCAGCGCCCTGCGCGCCGCGGATGCCGACGGTTTTCGCCGCCGTAAGCAATGGGGTGGATGCCGCCTTGACGCCGGGCGGAACAACCGCGCCCGTGACGCCACTTGCCAGCAGACGCCCCTTGGAAAAGTCATCGCGTTCACCGCGTAGATATTCGCGCGCCTGAACCAAGGCATCTGCCGCTGCGGATGAAGACGCACCCGCCGCCGCGGTGCTGCCGGGAATTGGAATCGGTGCTGACGCCACTGTCGCCGCAAGTGGAGCCAAGACGCCGAGCGCGATGTCCGTTTTTTTTCCACCAGCCAACAGCGCAGCCTTGGTTAGTTCGTGTCCGGCGCGACTGCCTAGCGTAGCGTAAAGGTCATCATAGGGCGATTCAACGGGTTTGAATCGGTTCAACAACTTCTCTGCTTCGCCACGACGGTCCGCGGCTTTCTGTTGGCGAGAAAGCTCCTGCTCGGCTACGTCGAAGGCATCAGCCTTTGGTTCGGCTGTGGCAACTTGGTCAAAGACATCCATTGCCTTAGAAGCTCCATCCGTCTTTGCGCGCCAGTTCGCGCGCCTTGGTCTTGTCGCCTCCTGCGGCCTTCAGGTATTCCGCTGCTTTTTCCGGTGTGAGCGTCTTCGCGCCCGTCGGATGTGCAGGGGTCGCGGCAGGTGGTGTGGTTTTGCCACCCGTTAGCTTGCTGGCAAGAGCGTCGATTGCCGCAGCGTCGATTCCCTTGGAAATCTTTTTTGTGCGCTCGGCGTGATAAAGCTGATGCTCGTTTGTCGCGTCCGCAGCAAGCGCCGCCGCCGTGTTGTAATCCGCTTGTGCCGCCGCGATCACCTCGGGATCGCCATCGTCCAACGCCTGATCGAGCACCGCTTGAGCGGCGTCCTTGGCCGCGATGAGCTTTTGCTTGTTCTGCAACAACACCAATCCCGCGGGAGGTGAAACCTTGGCTGCGTTTGGATTCTTCATCTCGGACGCCTGTTGATTGCGCAAAACTGCGTTCACGCTCTCCAGTTGTTGCGCGATCATCGGATCATCCGGGAACAACCCGGCTGCTTCGATAAGCTCGGCTTGCCGGCTGAGCAAAGCCAGCGGTCCATTGCGGAGCGCCGCCGCGGTTTTGGTGGCTTCCGCACGCGCACGAGCTGCGTCCACCGTGCCCGCGGATCGCGTGGTTGCAATCGACTCGCGGCTTTCGCGGTCGGCCTGCGCACTTGCCGCCTTAAGCGCGGCCTGCTGTTCCTCGTCGAGCGACTTGCCCAGCGTGTCCTTAAATTCTGGAAGCGCGATCCACGGATATTTGACGCGCAGATTGCCGAGTGCTGCGGCGCTTTCGTTGTAGCCGGCGAGCTTGTTTGCTGCCTCACGCTCTTGCAGCAACGACGGCATTTCCGCCGTGGCCTTGGCGCGCAACGCGGCTTGCTGATCCCGGAGCGACTGGTTAGCCGCTAGTGAGCTTTCCGCTCCTGCCGCCTGCGCTGCAAGTAATCGCGTATGAGCGGGGCCAGCCTCCACCTGTTGGGCGAGCAATTGGCTGCGCAAGGGGACATCGGTCAATGTCGCCTGCGTGAGTGTTGGCAGCGTGTCCTGTCGCGCTTGGTTCTCGGCAACACCCGTGCGCATCTGTTCGTCGGCCAGAATCACGCGCCCCGTTGCGCTGCGCATCTGTTCCGCAGTGCTGAGCGATTGCCGCACACTGTCGTAGATTTCCCGCGCATCGATCTGGCCGATACGCGCTGGAACATCCGGCGAACGCGGCAGGGCTGATAGGAGAAATCCAGAGGTCGGAGCCATTGTTATTAGGTGACTGGCGCAGCACCGCCCAACAGAGAGTAATTCGTCTTGGGCAACACGTAATTGAATGCCGGCAGCGTTGTCGTTTTCGGAAGCCCAGCCGTGGCGCCCGTCGTCGGTGTCGAACGAAAGAGTGATCCGATCGATGTCAGCGCCGACCCGATCGCAGGGATCACGCTCGCGTTGGCCCCGATGGCGGCTGCATCAGCCCCGGTTTGGCCGCGCGCGATATTGGAGTCCACGCCAGCCTTCGCCAAATTGAAGTCGTTCAACGCAGCATTTTGGGCAACTTCCGCAGACGCGACTGCACCGGGATCAAGGCCGGTTGGTTGCAGCGGATTAGCCGCAAGCAAGTTGGCCGCTGCGCCCTGTCGATTGCGGAGAAGGTCCAGCGAAGTCAGGCCGATGAGCGATGCCGTGACTGGCGCAACGTTGTCCTGCGTGCCGCTGCGAGCACCCACGGTGCGCGCTTCCATTGCGACTTTGTTTGCGATGTCGGCCGGTAGGTTCCCACCTTGCGCAAGCTGATCGCTCACGCTGCTGGCAAGATTGGCCCGCGTGTTGGCAACGTCCGGTTGCAACGAACGCTCCAAGGCCAGAGATTGCGTCGCGTTCTGGATCGCTTGCTTGGTCGCGTCTGACTTCAGCTTTTCAATGTCGATCGGCTGATATTTCAAATCAGCCGCAATGTTGCGCTGCGCATCGACACCCGATTGCGCCGCGCCCGCGAGTTTCTTGTTCGCGTTGATGCTGCTAACTGTGCCCGCGACCGTAGCGGCGGTAGCTAAATAAGGGAGTGCGGCTGCGATTGGCATGATGCTTCAACCTTTCCTTTCTGGTTCTGCGCCCATTCAGCGAGAGTCAGAGTAAAAATTACGCGCTCGGCACGAAGCCCGTTCACGGTGTTGGGCCACAGCTCGCGCGCCTGCTCCGTAAAACCAAGGAATCGCGCCATTAGACGCACGTGTCGAGCCGTCACCCAAGCCCATGTCACCACCGTCATGCAATCGGTGCGGCGAAACATGTGCCGAAGCACTTCGTTGCCGGCGTGCAACGCCTCGCGTCCGCGGTGTGCGGCCAAAATCCCGCTGTGTTGCTCATAGATGCCTTGTGCGATTTTAACCATGATGACGAATCCGACGGGCTCGCCGTCGAACTGAATCAACAGGAAGACGTTTGCGCCATTGCACAGCGACGACAGATCGATCGTGCCCGTAACGCTGTCATCGCGAACGTGCGGAGCAATGTCCGGGTGGTTCGCCAGCCGGTTTACGATCTCAACGTCGTCAGTTGGAAGGACGGTGATCACGGGTATCCTATGAAAACGGAAGCGTAGAGCGGCGGCGTGCTGGCTGTGTTGAGTGCCGTGAGAACCTGCTGGCACAATGCCTGAATCTGTTTTGTCACCGTGAATGCTTGATCGGTGGACGTGCGAAGTGTCTCGCAATTATTGGCAAGCGCCGTCGCCTCAGTATCGGTCACGGGATTGGTAAATGCCATTGATGCGAACGTGCCGGCATTCGGCAAAACACTTGGGTCGAGATTTCCACCCCAAGGGATATTCCCAAATGCATTTCCCTGCGGCAATCCACTCACATTGGCGGGGGATACACTTGGAATGGCTTGATCAACGCTCGCGCCAAACAGCCCTTGCAAGTTGGAAATCTGTGCGGCCGAAAGGCCCGTGATGTCGGAAATCTTACGCCCGTTCAGAATGACCCACCCTGTCACGACGGAATCGTTTCCGATAAACGTGTTTTTCACATCGCCCACGGCGTAAGGAGAAATGGCCACATACGCACCGGCCCCAATGCTCCACGACTTGAATAGGTTTTGGGCGACGTTGAAAATCAACTGACCCTGATAAGCCGCGGGATCGTTTGTGACGATTGGGATGAAGGAAATGTCTGCCCGCAACGAACCGGACAACTGTTGCGCGATGAGCGTGCCAAGCTGGTTGATGTCGAGCGCGCTCACGTCGCCCGTTGTCGGCCCCCAGCTCAGTGTGATTGGAACAGTCTGATTAGGCATCGTCGCGAATGGTTAAGCCGTGGGTGCGATATATTCGTCCGTCAACATTTGTGCGGGCAGATACGGGCAAGCCACAAGCTGCGGCGGCTGCGGCTGGGCCACATAATCTGGCGTCGCTCCGTCCTCGTGCGACGGGCATCCGCCTTCGGGCATTAAATTGAACCCCTCTTCACTTACGCCGGTTGCCTTCTGCGCGGTGCCGTCACTGTTGTCGCGCAGCGAATCGACTGCCAGCATATAAGCGGAGACTGCGGCTCGGCCCGTGACCCTAACAGCAATGCTGAAAGCGTGATCCTTTGAGTCGTCCCACTCGGATTCGACATTCTGCGAACCGCATTCCGTCGGCCCAAGGTGATTCGGCGAAATCACCGTGCGCCCCTGAAGCGCCAAACTGCCGTTTTGAGTGCCATTGGTGATCGGCGTGAACTGCGGAAGCGGCAGCAGAACGGTCCCCGGCGTCGCCGTGATGCGCGTATCTAGCAACTGGTGATACGTGCCCTTGATCCCACGCCAGTAGCCGAGCAAGTCCACGTTGCCGCCAATCTGATCCATCAGAAGTCGAAAGTGGTTGAACTGCGCATATCCAAAAATCGTCGGCTGGACCGGATGCGATCTTGTTTCAAAAAGCCACGGTATGCGACGCCCGTTGTCGGCTCGATTGGACTGAAACGCCTCCCAGATTCGGACCGCCCCCGGACCATCCAAGGAAAGCGCATACGCGCGGTCATGTCCACCAACCTTCACACCCGCCCATTCGACCGGACGGATGCCCGTCCAGACGCCTTGCCAACCCGTGCTCCCGCCGCTGAACGGGCCTTGCACCCCCGAACTGCGGACAACGGTGGTTTGGCGGTCCAAGACCTGTGTGTGGGCGCAGTAGCGACGACCATCGGTCACGCGCCCAACGGGAACAGACCAAAACACATAGTTGTCGAATCGGCCCGCACAGGTCAGATCGATCCCCTCCGCTGCCGGCGATACCTTGGTTTTTGAATACGCCATTTCCGAATCAATCGGCGGAAGGTTTTGCGAGCTGTTCACCGTCTGGGCGGAATCGAACAGCACAAGACCGCCCTGCGACTTCCAATAAAGCAGCCCGCGATGGACGATCGCGGACTTGCCCGCGACGCAGCCGACCGCATCGAAAATCTTCGTCTGAAAATCGTCCGTGAACTGCCAGCCCACGCCATACGGCGACGGCAAGCGGTTTTGGATTCCGCTCCATAGCGTCCAAGTCGTTGTCTGGGTGAAGACGACCACTTGGCTCCGCGTTGTGCCGCTCGTGCCACGGTCAATCGCCCCGGTCACGTCCTCAGGAAAAACAAATTTCGGGAACGACTGTAAGTTCAGTTCCTCGGTGAAATGCGTTGGGTCGTTGAGGTCGGACGCATAGCCGTTCGGACCATCAAACACGAAAAGACGGTTGCCACTCCATGCCATCCAAAGGCCAATGCGCGTCTGGTTCCACGCCTCGGGATAGAGCGTGTCTCCCGTTGCCGTGTTCGTGATCTTCTTTTGGGGATTGGCGTGAACACCCACATTTCCATCCCAAATGCCGGCGCGATTAACGCCGTCCTGAATGATTAGTAGGTTCCGTGGCGCGACGTTGTTCTTGTAGATGCCAGCTTCAATCGTCGCGGTTTGCACACACCGGCATCCTACTAGCACGTCCGCATAACGGTTGAATCGCAGCCCCGGAATTTGCGCGATTGGCCCCAGCGATCCATCCGGATTGACCGCGCAGTAAAACACGCTGCCAGCGACGGCAAAAACCAACTGGTCCGATGATCCTCCACTCGGTCGAAATCGCACGAGCATTTGCGGGTGCATCAACGGGCCTTCATTTGCAATCCACCACAGATTTGCAAGGCTCCCCTGAACGTTGGCATCGAACACGCCACGCGTCAGAAATCCCGGCCGCACCTGCATGAAGCCGCCCTGCGTCACAGCGTTTTCCAGCCAGCGCAATTGGCGCGCGTCCACAAACAGAGGATGGCTGAAGCTATCCACCCCAAGCGGCCATCCAACGGCTTGCCCGTTGTAATTGCCACCTTGGACGGTGATGCGTGATGGCAGTGGCGTTTCCATGGATCAGCGCCAATCGAGTGTCCCGTAGAGAAAGCCCGGCTCAACTTGGATCGGGCTCCATGTGCTGCCATTTTGGATACTTTCGACTTCATTGAGCAAACGCACCGCACGCGCCAAATACGCCTCACTTGCGGCCACGTCGTTTGTATCCGCCAACCGGATAGCCTTCAGCAATTCGAGCGTCGCCTGATAGCTACCGATCGGCACAACATCCCAATCATTAACCATGGCAAGTGACGCGCGGCGATATTTTAGGCGCACCCAACTGCACGCGCACCCTACACGAATGCGCCGGAAAATCGGATTTGTCTCGTTGGGAGCGTAGTAGCCGAGCGTCACCGCCGTTGCCATCGAGCGTTGCGGAAAACCGATCAACTTCACATAACCGCGGGTGACGGGCTTCGTGACGCGAGTGATCTTCTTGAACCACGTGAACGCCGGATCGCTGCTGGCCCAATTAAGCATCAGCGGAATTTGCACGCCGGACAACGACGGGCCGCTTGCCGGAATCGTGATGGCTTCCTTTGGATTGCTCATCGCATCCATCGTCTCGCCTTCGACGATCATCTTGAGCGAGCCGTTGCCGTCGATCGCGTCCTCGCAAATGGCTGCGACCATGCTCCATTCCTTCAAGTCCTGAAACGTAGGAGAGTAGCCAAGATCGTCTGAAAATCCGACGGCTGGACCGCAACACTGATCGCCAGCTCCGTTGACGTGGAAGCCATACCACGGATTGCGGAACATGGTTGGAGCGCCGCCTACGTTCACCTGTAGCACCGTTCCCACAAACGAAGGTAGTGTGACGTAGCCGCAATGATTACTGCACACATCCAGCGTGCCAAGCCAGACCTGATAATTGGCCTTGAACGCTGCCAACTCGACAGCGCGTTTCAGGTAATCAAGAAAAAGATCGCGGCTACCGATTCCGAGTATGGCCGGATTTTTAGAACCTTCCCAAGCGTCGCGCACCGTGACGATCATGTTGATTATTCCTCGTCGCCGTCATCGTCGTCCCGATCGTCCTTGGCTTCGGCTGTTCCTGTGTCCACGCCGTTGCCCTTGGCAAAATCCTTCATCGCGCTTGCCATGTCGTCTCCCTCCTCGGCCATGTCTTCCGGCAGACAGAGCTTGCGAATTTCGAGCGTCACTCCCGCCGTTTCCTTGCCGTCCATGTTTTCCTCGACGCTCATCCGCTTGCGACGGAACTCGACCAACATGCGTCCCTCTTTGGGCAGCGATGGAATCCCTTCGACGTTATCAATGTAGAGCGAGGGATAGAACACGCGCGGCTTGCCTTTCTTGCCGGCCGGCGACGCGGGCTTGATCTCGCCAAGGTCCGGCTCCTTGCGGCCAAGGTCGATCTCGTTGGAATATGCGGAGTCGTTCATGTCGTTAAAATTGCAGCCAGTTCGTCCCGTTGTTGGTGGTAAAGACGGGCCGCTTATTTGCGCCGCCGCCGACCGGGGCCAAGCCACTTCCGACCCCCTGTGCCGTGGTGGCATCCGACACGAATGCGATAGCGTAGCTTTGAGTCAGGCCGCTCGGCAGGTTGGCGACAGTATAACCATTTGGTTGAACGGTGCCCGACAACTCCATGTCTCCCAAAAGCGAAATCGCCCCAAGCTGCGTGTAAGTTGCGCCGGCATCGACCGACTTTCGAATGATGATCCGGCGAGCGTTTGGATTTCCAACCGTGTCAATCGCCATGATGTTGTTTGCACCGCCGCCAACGTGTCCGGCAGCGCACCCAACAATTTGCAGCCATTCGGCGGACGAACGTGCGACCCTCAAGCGTGCGTCTCGGAATGTTGGCCAAACTTGAACATCGGGCTCCAGAAGCAGCGGATCGGCGCTTGCGGAGCCGTCGGACATGATGACATTATCATCGAAGGGACGCTCAATCCGAGCTGCCCATCGTGTTTTTGCCGCACGTCCCCAATTGTCTGCGCTCTCTGCGATGTCCAATCCGTAACTCGTAGCGTCCAGCGGTCCGCCGAACGTGTTCTGCTGGGTGAAAACCTGAACGTTTTTGACAACGGTTCCGGACCGGAAAATCGGATTAACCGAACTCGCAACGATGAGCTTGTATTGAGCCATCGACGATCCGAGTGACACCGGGGCATTGAACATTCTGTCACCGCCCGCAGAGCCGGCCTCAATGTCGCCCGATATTTCGCCGCACAAGGAAGGCGTTTCGAAATAGATGGCATCCACGTTGGCGTGAACGCTCTGGTTTTCCATCTCAAGAGAACGGGCATACACCGATTTTCCGCCCGTTCCACTGATCTTGAAGTTCGAGGTGTAGCCGGCTCCCACGAGCGCGAGATAGCAGAAGTCCAACACCAGCTTGGCCCCGCCCGTATATTCAAATGATGGGCCTGCCCACGAATTGAAGATGCAATTTTGCACCTTGATCAACGTGCTATCCTGCAACGCTGGCGTGGTCTGATATTTCGACGTGATCGCAGCGCGTTTCCCAAATCCCGCGGTGCAGGCCGTCGGACCATTGATCTCGGAATTGAAGACGCTTGATAGGTCAGTGTTGTAAATGACCAACGCAACGTCGTTGATTGTTCCGGTCACTCCGGTTTTCAAACCGATGGCGCAGTGATCCACCGTGAAGACGTTACCGTAATTCGCGGCGGCAGTTGGTTTCGCCGAAAACACGGTGCATGTCGCCAATCCGGTCGGCGCTACAACTTCGATGTTTCTGATGCCGCCTCGCGTGTCACCGGAGAAGTCGAGAACGGGATATGCCTCGGTCAAAATCCCATTGATGATGGATTTTCTCCAGTCCTCGCCGACGATCCAAAACGCCGCTTCCCCATCGGCATCGAACGTGCAGTTGAGCGATTGCGTCACCAGATACGTTCCGACCGGGAAGAACAGAATGCGATTGCTGGATGTCTTGCAGAAGTTGATCGCGTTTTGAACCTTGGTCGTGGCATCAACTATGCCGTTGTTGTTCGCGCCGAACCAGCGCACATTCACCGATCCGCTGAACACGCGATGCCATCGGCCAATTGCATTGGCGGGCGAAATGATCGTCCCGTCGTTATCTGCCGCCACGCTCGCGGGAAGGTATTGAAAGATTCCTTCACCACCGTCGCCCGCCACCGCGTATCCGGCTACGTAGGCCAAATATCCGTTTTGGAAAACCGTCGCATCGATCGCGCGAAGGAGCCCGTAATTTTCCAGAAATGTGCCCTGACCACCGGGAGGACCCATTGGCCCCACGAGAGACGGGAACATGCCGCCATAGTTTTCAGGCGCGCAAGGATTGAACGGCGTGCAGTTCGACGAAGAGGGTTGGCATCCGCAGCTCATATGGAAGAATTGTATCGCGAGTTTGGTTTGTAGGATGGCAGCGAGCCAGTCGCGCCGCGTCATTGTGATTATCGGCTTCAGGACTGCCCCATCACCTCAACACAAAAGAAATTGCTGCGGTTGGCGTTGACCGTGGAAGTTTCCAAGTCGAGTGGGCCTCCGGAATCCTGCTCCACATAAACCTCAAAGTAATCGCCGGGGATCACTTCGATGATTGGCGTCAAAATCGTGCCGTTGCCGGTATCGACGCTGGAAAGATCACACGTCGCCCACGCCTCACCGCCGTTTTTCTTGATGGTGATCTTGCGTGAGCCCGTTGCCGCAGACGGCCAGCGAATGCCGGCGCTGAGACGAACCCGCGTAACGTCTGCCGGAACCGTGATCCGGCTTGGAGCCCCCGAGTTCCAGAACGCCGCATCGTCGAAATTGGCCCCGTCCCAATTGACCACGGTTTCAGCCGCGTCGGGAATCGTGTGCGTGGCTCCTACTGTGAGCCCGATCGTTGCCGCGGCCCTTGTATTGGCGGCAGCAGCACTTGCCGCCGCTTCGGCGGCGCTAGTTGCCGCGTTGGTGGCGCTCGTCGCCGCCTGTCCGGCATACGTGTTGGCTGCTGCCGCTGCGTTATTGGCATTCGTCGCGTAGCCCGCCGCCAAGACAACCTGTGCGGCGGCGTTCGTATCACTTGCCGCCGCTGCGTTGGCAGAACCCGCGGCAGCACTGGCGGAAGACGCCGCTGCAACGGCCGAGTCATTCGCCGCGGTGGCACTTGCTGCCGCCGCTGCTGCCTCCGCCGCCGCTTCGGCAACCTGCTGTTGGACGTTTCCCTGAAAAAACAGAAGTTGTGCCTGCGGTGGCTGGCAATTCGACGGCCCGCATCCGCTGGGCGGCGTCGTGCCTTGCGCTGTTGCGCCAATCAAATTGACGGTGAGGTCTGATGCCACCCCAAGATCGACGCCCGTAATCTGCGCTCGAACGATTTTCGCAAGTCCTAGCGAAATCGGGGCCGCAAGCGGCTGATCGTAATATGGCGATCCACTTGGGAGCGCCACAGTAGCGCCAACGTAGGCGTTTCCAGCCTCATCAACGAGCTGAACGGTGATGTTGCCACCAACGGGCGGCGTTTGCGCCGAAATCTGAATCCGCTGGATTTGAACGCCTGACGAGGTTTTGAAAAACCCGAATACCGCGCTCAACGGCGGCACTCCGACATACGTAAAAGACGAGATCAGAACGCCTGTTGCCATGGTGTAATAATCGGATTTTTCAGAACCCCATCCACTGACGTTTTCGGAAAACTTTACCTAGAAAAATGGGAGCGGTCCCGACTGCCGTAACGCGCGGAACCGCTCCCATAGCAGTGAGTGCCGGCGGCGTTTAGCCGCTAACGCCCGTGCAAGTGTCGAGGTTCGCCTCGTCCAAGCATCGCTTGTAGATGATGGGGAGAACGAACCACGGATACAGCGGACGCAGCGCGCGGCCAATGCGGTAGGCCATCACGCCGTAGTCGCTGAACAGATTGCACACCATGTCCGGGTGATTGAGGAACTGAATGTCCCCGCCGAACATTTGCCGGGCGAAGCGAATTTTGCCCTCGCCGGTCCATGGGGCCGGAACTTGGCGCTCAAACGAGCCGTCGAAGAACAGGAACGCGACTTCGTGACTCGCTTCCAGCCAATCCGAGCTGACCTGTGCGACCGTGCCGACCGTCGCCGAGTAGTCGGCGTTCGGGTCAACCGGGTCGTAGCCAGCGCCGTTCCAGTTCAGGCGCAGCGGAATCGGGTCTTCGCCGTATTGCACGCCGCGGTAAAGCGGCTCGAACAGGTAGCCGATCAGCGCGTCGATCGCCATCTTGTTGCCACCGGCCGCAACCTGACCGAGCGGCACGATGTTTGCGCCACCGGGACCAGCCGCGCCGCCGAGGTCTTCGCGGATGGCGTCCAGCTCGTCCGGCGAGGCGATCAAGCGCGAATGCGCCTGCGCCCCCGCACCGAACGGCTTCGCCCGCAGTGCCGACCGCATGTAGCGGTTGAAGCTCTGCAACAGGTTTTGCGTGAGCCGCGCATCGGACTCGATCGCCGGAACCGGCGTGTCGATCTGATACTCGCCGCCCGTGATCATTGCCGTCGGCTGGACGCCGACTTGAACGACGGCCTTCACGCCGGACCGCAGATAGAGTTGATAACGCACGTCGGCGTTGATCACCTCCGTTACGCCCGTCTGATAGGCTTCCAACTGCGCCGTGAGCGAACCCATGAACGCGCTGAAACCCTGATTCAGACAGATTTTGTCCGACATGCCCTGGTTGATCTCGGCAACGTAGGAGTATTGGTTCGTGCCGTTCTTGTCCACGACCAGCGAACCGCTGCCGCACAAGTCGATCATCGACGTGAACGACGGATTCGCCAGCGAAGTGCCCATCCGCGGACGCCCTTGCGCCACGGAAAGGAGCGTCGCCGCCACCGCGGCCGGAAACGTGCCGCTGCGGAGAACGCTGATGTAAGGAACGCCGGTCAAAAGTGACTTCGCGATCGGGCCATAGAGGCGCGTCGGGTCACGACTGAAAAACTGAGTCGCAAGGTCGATCGGAATCGGAGAGCACGACATTTTAGTGAGAGATTTTCTAACGTTCGGTTGAGTGGCGACGTATCGCCATTTGCGTTACATCATCCGAAGGTGGGCATTTCCTCCTCCTGCGAGCTGTGCCCCGCACCTCACTCACTTTGTCGCTTTCGCGCTCACCCGTTCTCGCCTGCCGGTTGTGGCGAACATATCTGACGGCGTTTGCGGAATCGGACCGTTTCCGCTTGTCGTCAATGATTATTTGCTTGCAGTGCTCAAGCGGTTGAGTATTCACACGCGTATGTCGGCTAACAATCGAGACGTGCCGACGCGCACCTGAACGGAGAACAATGCCCAATGAGCACAGCACCAAAGCAGACGGCTTATCAACGCGATTGCGCCATTCGCCGCCACCAGCGCGCCCTAAAAAGGTGGAGCGCAGAAGCCACGTCCGAATCTCGCGAGCTCACTGTGCGCGTTGGCACTGGGGAGGGGTTGGGGGCCGATGAGGATTCGCCGGCGAATGATGGCCTGATCTCGACGACGTTCAAATGCCCCAAGTGCGGCGCACGCGCGTTCAGTCTCTGGCTCTATGCCGGGCTTTCTTTTCTGAAATGCTCCATCTGCGGGCACAAGTCTTCGACCTGATGGCCCCCAACACCGAGGTGAGCCACGCTCGGGCGAATAACCCCTCGGCTCCGAGCGTTGAACCCATAACCGAATAACAAGGCCAGCCCCGAGCGTTGTGCTCTAGCGACTGGTTAGCCTCTTCTTATGAACACCAAAGGACCAACTCGATTCACGATCCCTAGCCGCGTCACGACCAGATGCGGGATCTGTGAATATCACCAATGCCACAGCTCCCTATGCACACGTAGCGGCTCCAGTGGGTGGCGCGATTATGCGTGCTCACATCCGGACGCCTTCAAAGGCGAAGAGGTGCCTGGGCATGAAGGGCTCGTCGCGCACATCGAAGCTATCGAGCGCCAGAGCTACGGCGGGCGCTTAATCGGCAGGACCGAGGAGACGCCGGATTGGTGCCCATTTCTGCGTGAGGCTAACGATCCACGATGAGCCACGGCCCCGCTCTTTCCCGCGTGATACGCTCCCAACGTCCCCAGCGGGGACGTTGGCTCTGGCGTGTGGTTAGGCGTTTGCGATGCTTTGTCCGACTCTGCGGCGGCGAGTGTCGTGACGGCGCGTGGCGCTGCCAATTCTGCAACAAAACCATAGACTACAAATGATCGCCTACGAAGGACACCAATGCTCGGAACTGCTAAGAGACAAGCATCGTCTCGACGCGCTTCTCTCAATGAACGTCGACGTGTGGCCAGCCGATGACGGAGAAACGTGGCTGCTCGTTGATTTTCGCGTCGATCCGCCGCGCACGACGGAACACCAAACGGCCCGCGCAGCCATCGACGCCGCAATGGCCACTGAGCGCGCCCCCGCGCTGTGGGGTGGCGAGCCTTCCGCCTAACAAAACGGTGAGCCGCGACGCTGGCGCGGACGGAGCAACGAAATCACTCAACGGCTGACGCCAGCGGCGTTGGCTCTAGCAACAGTTAGGCACGAATTACCTATGAGCACAAAAACTGAAACCGTCCCACTGGGAGGCCCCGCTTGGCTAAAACACCTCGCGGATGACAAAGAGGAAATGCTGCACGCCCTCGGCGCGGTCGATGAAGACGCGCGCAAGGAAGAGCAGCGCGAAATCCAAGGTCTTCGTGACGCCGCGCGCCGCCTGACGCTTTGCGAAAACGCGCTGCAAGTCATCATGGACGAGACCGAGCACCACTTCGAATACAACCCGATTTCCAAGGTCGCGCGGCTGCCGAACGGTTATCGGAAAATTCTCAACACGGCACACCATGCTCTTAATGCCTAACAAGTAATTCTCCGACCAACTTTCTAGGAGAGTATGAAAAAAGCCGACATCCTCAAACGCGTCGCTGCCGTATGCCAGACACGGCATTTCAAGCCTAAGACCGAGCAGCGATACCGCGCAGAAATCGGAAAGTTTCTAGACTTCTGCCTCGCACACCCTGAATTCACCAAGCCCTCGGATCGCATCCGCGGATGGCTCGAAGAAATGGCCCCGCGCGTTGCCGCCAAGACTCAGGCACTCGCACTCAACGCCGCTGTTTTCCTCTTCAAACAGGTGCTCGAAATTGAGATCGGCGATCTGGGCCAATGGTCACGTGCCCGCATTCCACGCCGACTGCCGGTCTGGCTCTCACCGCAGGAAATGCAGCGATTACTCGCGCTCACCTCCGGCACGCGCGGGCTCATGTTCGAACTCTACTACGGCTGCGGCCTGCGGCTGATGGAGNNGATTCGCGGTGCCAAGCGCGACAAGGACCGCAGCGTTCCCATCCCGGTTTCGCTGGTATCTCGACTCGGCGAGCATTTGCAGCGCGTGCGCGCCCTTTGGGATGCCGACAAACTCCGCGGACTTCCTCCGGTATTTCTGCCAGATGGAATGGAGCGAAAGTTTCCCAGTGCTGGCCGCGAGTGGGGCTGGTTCTGGGCATTCCCCAGCGCGAAGCTCGCTACCGATCCCGTAACGAAAATCATCCGGCGTCACCACGTTCACGAGGATAGCATGGTGAAGGCGCTGAAGCGCGCCAGCTACCAAGCCGCGATCCGCAAGCGCGTGACCATGCACGTGCTCCGACACTCGTTCGCGACGCACCTCCTCATGGCAGGAGTGCCGATCAACATCGTCAGCGAATTGCTCGGACACGAGAGCATCGAGACGACGCAGATTTACTGCCACGTGCTGCCGCAGCAAGTGACCGCTTCGCCAAGCCCGCTGGATTTGCTTCGGGATGCATCGCCATTGCGCTTCGCATTGCCGGGCATCCAATCCCCGGCAACCGACCATGCACACACCGCGTAAAGACCCCGCTGCGGTTAAACTCGGTCGCCGTGGTGGAAGGGCTGGGACCGGAAAGTCCAAGGCGCGCGATTCGGAGGTGATGCGCCAAGCCGCCCTCAAGCGTTGGCAGATGTCTCGCGCTACCGAATCACCCGCTCCAACCGTGCCATGATCGCGGCGCGCTTGTCGGCGGCGTGTTTGGATGGAGCCTCGAAATTCCCGAATTTGTTCTTCTTGTTGGTAGCCGAATGCCGCTGTTGCTGCCGCGTATAGCGAGCAATGGCGCGATCGATCGGCCCGAGGTGTTTGCAGTGGAGCAAGTATGCTTCCGGTTCCGTCGTCTCCTTCACGTCATCCCACTTGGTTCCATCCTTAAGCGTGGCCCAAGTTTGATGCGCGCCGGCCCCAAAGACGATCGACTTGATGCGCTGCGGTGCGACGAAGACCGCTTTACCATACCACTTTTGATCGCGAGCGCCGTTGATCACTTCGTCGTAAATCTGGCCTTGGGTTGTTGGGAACGTCTCGCTGAACATTTCCCAGCCGTGAGGACGCACGACGGCGACGCCGTTTGATTCGTAGCTGGCGAGTGTGTGAAACCAGCCGTGAGGAAAGTAAATCAACTCGTCCGCGTCCACGACGGCGCACCAATCGGCTTTGCTCTCCATCACGCAGCGTTCCTTGAGTTGCTTGGCGAGGATGTCGTTTACGCCATCGGTAACGAAATCCCTTATCTCCGCTCCGAATCGCTTCGCAATGTCTCTGGAGCCATCGTCTGAAAAGGCGTCGTGAACCACTATCCTATCACAAAACGAAGTCCAGTGGCGCAGCGCGTAGGGCAAAATCTCGCGCTCGTTGTAACAAAGTAAGTGCGCCTCAATCATCGCTGCTCATTCCTTCGTCTTCCTGAGTGCGAGTTGCCAACCCCCGTGTGGTTTCAGCAGCTCGATTTTGCCTGAATAGCAGCGCACGAAGGAATCAATTCCCAGCTTTGGCCGATCCAGCTCGTTCGGGAAAACGGCCCACTTCACATCATCAAAGATGATTGTGCCGCCGATCTTCAAAAGGTCGAATGCCAACACGCCGTCGCGCAACACGTCGCGCGTTGTGTGCGATCCGTCCACGTAGATGAAATCGAAGGCGTTTTTCGGGAGCGTGCGCAAAACGTCCTGTGAATAACCCTTGTGGATTTCGATATTTGGGAAGCGTGCGAGCTTGAGCCGCGCCGTTTCCTCCAGCTTGGAAACGTTGAAACCGCCGACGTGGTGCTCCACGGAGCCGGTAAACGGGTCAACGCAGTGATACTGCGAATCGGGATGCGTGAATACGTTGTCACAAAGGAACTCGGCGGAATCGCCTTCGAACGTTCCTATTTCCAAACCGACAACGCCGGGTTGTCCGCGCAAATGCCCTAGCCAGTTTATCCAATTGGGGCCGTGAACGCGTCCAGCTTCAGATTTGGTGATCATTTTTCGAAGGGGTTGCTGTTGGATGTGCAGGTTTTTCTCGGTCGGAAGCGGTTTGGGCGATGGATTGAAAAACGGCTCATACGCTGCGGCATCGGTTTCGCCGATCAGCCCGCGCAGCTTCGTGAGGCTATGATCATCGACGGCAGACCTGTCGCGAGCACCGTGACCACCGCCGTAGCCGACGCGTCCCGGCATTCCCTTGATGCCCACGAGGCGGCGTTTATTGCCGGGACGGTAGGGGTCAAACACCTGTTTGTTTTGCCGAATCGCGCGCCAGAGTCGCACATCCAGAAAGGGGCAAAGCGTGTCCTGACATTGCTTCAACAGTTCGGGGAATGCGCGACGGTGGATCGCGGTCTGGCAAAGCGACGCGTGCTGCAAATTGCTATGTTCAAACCAAAAGCGTTCACGCACGTTGTAATAAAGCGCGCGGCCTTCACCCACCAGATCGCGCGTCACGAGCTGTTCGGCGCACCACTCGATCCAGTCGGGCGCGTAAAAATCATCGTTCTCAGCTACTACGATGGCATCGCCTTTTACCAAATCCATTTCGAGTGCGCGTCGGAATTTTTGGGTCAGGCTCCCGCGCCCGGCCAGCTCAGGCCAGTGGTAATACTCCTGTCCCATTGTGCAGACCGTCTTGGGCTCGTCGTCGTCCAAAACTAACCACTGCACCGGCTGCATGGTCTGCCGCCGCATGTAGCTCTCGGCAAGCGCCCACGCCTCGGGACGGTGGCAAGCAGTGGTCAGGGCGGTTATCTTCACAGATCAGGTTTTTTCCCTGAGCGCCCACAGCGCGCGGATCAGCGATTTTCCCGCCGCGCCGCTATCGGCGCTTCCGACCGACGAAAAATAAACCCACCAACGACGATCACCTGTGGCGTCGGCCCGGTGGCATTTCAGATTTCCTGACAGCAGCAGGATCAGGATGTTGATGGTTTTCATACTTTCGCCCTCAAATACCCGTCCACCGCGACGCTCTTGCGCGTGCCCGGTTTCATCTTGTTGACGGCGGATTCGGAGAAATGAACCAGCCGTGCCTCGGCCCAACCGTCCGCGATGCCGTAGGCTCGTGCTTCGATGTTCTCCACTTCGGCCAACTCAATCGCGTTTTGGAAAACGGTCAGGTCGGTGACATTGCCGGCATCTTCCTGCCGTGCGACATAGCGCAAGATCGCGTCCAGCCAGCGCGCAGCATCCTCGCGGGAGAGCCGTAGGCCGCAAAGCTGGGCACTTTCGGCGTCAATGATAGCCGCGCTACCATCCGGCAGATCATGTGGCGTGAAATTGGCAGGAATCAGGTCGTAATCGACCATTAGACCGCCGCCCAACCGCGCAAGGGCCAGCCAGCGCATGAAGCGATTGGCGTGCGCGGAGTCGTGGCCGATGTGCGGAAGCAATTGCACGTGCGCCATGATCTCACGGAAACGCGCATGTTTGATGGCGTCGCGCGAGGACAGCACGACAGGGTTCCACCCGCGGGATTTCCAACCATCGCGCCAGACTTCCAACAGTGCGGCGCTTTCCGTCTGGCTGGTGTAGTCACTCGGCTCGTAAAACGTCAGCACCGTCGTCCGCGACAACTCGCGCTGCTCGGTGAATGTGATGTGCCGGGCCTTCACTGCCGCCCGCGCACTGCCGTCCTTGACGCCGTGCCAGATGGCCGGGGCGATCCCGTCGCGGCGTTCGGCAAACAGGTCGTCCGGTGTGATGGTCGCGCGCCGATACTCGAAATAGAACAGCGGCGAATCGACGGCGAGCGGGAGAATGCTGTCCGCGTGCCGGATGTCGTAGGGCACTTGTGGGCTTCCTCCTGCCAGCTTGTTGCTGCCAACCCGCGCCCACATATCGATCGCGTAAACGCCGACGCCGTTCATGTGCCGCTTCACGTCGTCATGGATGAAGCCGATGCAGGCTTTTCCCTGCGAGTCGGCGAGCCTCCACGCCGCGATCAGCTCGTGAATCCAGCCGGGGCGCGTCGGAACGCAGTCGGTTTCGAGGTTGATGAACGCGTAGTAGTCGTTGATCCATGGCTTCACCTGCGAAAACAGCGTCACCATGTCGTAAAACAACTGGTTGCACGCGTAGGGGTGACAGTTGCCGGGATTCGGTGCGGCACGGCGGCATTTTTCGTGCATCACCTTGTCGAACTTACCCGACATTTTGCTGATGATGTCGTGGGATGGTGCGCCGGCATCGCTGCGACCGAAAAACAAAATGTCGGCGTCGTGGTTCTTCACGCGCTCCAAGTCGGCGATCATGCCGGCCAACTCTTCGCAGGTGTCTTTGTCTCCTGCCCAATACTGCAAACAAATCAGAAGTTTTCGCGGCTTCGTCGGATATTTGGACATTTGCGCGGCTGGGACCATCTGGCCGTTGGCAAGGCGGACCATAGCAGGCGGCGAACTGAGCTGTTGGGTGTTCATGCGTTACGGATTTGAAAGCTGACTGACTTGCGCCATGCAAAAGGTCAACGACGGAATATAGCGTCGTAGTTCTCGCGATACGCCGACGTGAACACCATGCACGGCTTATGCTCATCACGGTTGAGCCGGTCGCGACGTTTCGCGCCAAAGTCGTAGTTCACGCGGTTGCCTTGGAACCTCGGCTTACGGTCGGCGGCGCGGTTCTCCAAGTATTCGGCCATGCGGCTATGCAGCTTGTCGCGCTCGGCGGGTTTCAGCGGCTTTGTGCTCAAAGGTTGTTGAAGGTGAAAACGCGGTCCCCGAAGTGACCGGCCTGAACGGCAAGATCGACATAGATTTTATGACCGGCTTTGCGAGCGCGTTCGGCGAATGGCACGTCGTCGCCCGGCGTGTGGCGATCAAGCGGGCTGAAGAATCCCCACTGATAGCCGAACCGACTGCCGACGCTATTGGGCTCCATTTTGATTTCGTCACCTTGCGTGCGTATGATGTCCTCGAATACAGAGCGATGCGTAAGGACGCCACCAAAACCGACCCACGGCACTTCGATTAACCTGTCTTGCGGACCTTGGCGCACGAGCTGCCGCATTTGCGGGCCTCCGCCGAACTGCGGATCGCCACGGTCTTTTTTCGAGACGTAGGAGCACGAGACAAACGTCGCGTCTTTGATCCCGCGTTTCAGCCGGTGCGAAAGCAGGCGATAGATCGTGTTGATGCCCGCATACACATCCGAAACGTTCGGCATGTCGGCGGCTTGCTTATACCAGAGCGGATCGCCCGCAGGGACAATCGTATCGCCTCCATCCAGCCAGAAGAACCATTCGAGCGACGGCTGACGAAGCGCCCATGCGGCGAGGGAGTTCCGTGCGACCGAAAGGCAGTTAAAAGACCGCCGTTGGTATCCCATCTCCCGCTTGTCGTAGAGGAGCGCGAAACAATCCAACACATGCGGATTGGGCGGCGTCGAGAGCGGCATCAGGATCGCCAGCTTCTTGTTGAGCGGTTCAACCGTGTAGAGCGGTTGAATCTCGTGAAGCGGCGATGGGTCGTGAACGAGCAGGCGTTGCAGCGCATCAATCGGGAACTTTCCCCGCTTGATCCACATCGCGACGACATTCTCGGTTTGCCCGCACAGACGGGCAATTTCCGCTCGCCCCAGCGCGTCGAGATAGCGTTTGGGCAAAATTGTGAGATCGAGCACGGGATTTAACGAAAAAGATTACCCCACCAGCAACGAAGCCTCACCCACAAGCCCGCACCCGGAATGGTTGCGGGAATCGTCGCCTTGAGTTCGCCAAGCAATTCAGCGTTGCCGCGAATCGCTCGAAGCCGAATGCGGGCGTCGTCGTGATCGCGAGCGATGAAATGAAAGACGTAGGTTCCGCCGTCGGGATGCCGGTATTCGGCCCCGAACTTCGGCCATTGTGCGGCACTCATTGGGCCTACGAGCCGATGTTGACGCCGTTGGCCTTGGCAAACGCGGCAAAGGCGTCCGTCGTGGCCGCATTCGCCGGGATTTCCGGCTGTTGCCCATTTGGCTGACTTGCAAGCGTCGCGTGCTGGCGCGAAAGATTCGTCGCGCCCTTGATTTTTCCAAGCTGCGTTTCGAGTTCTTTGATCCGCGCGTCCTTGGCCGCGACTTCTTTTTGCAGCCGTGGCAATGCGTGCTGGCGCAGGATCAATCCCATGACCGCCGCCGCACCAAACTTGGCGTTTGCGGTGCGCGCCTCTTCCGGGGTTTTGGCACCACCGAATGCCTTCATCGCCTCGGCGACTTGCTGCCCGGCGGCGTTGTATTCGTCCAGCGCGGCCTGCTTCGCCTTCCGCACCGGCTCGGAGTCGTTCGCTTGCGGTGCAGGCGGCGCGTTGAGGAATGGCAGCGCCTTGGAGAGTTCAGCGATTTCAGCTTTGAGCGTGGCGTCCGTGGCCTGCTGCAACGCCTGTTGCTCCTGCTCCGTCTGTTGCTGAGATTGCGCCGTGCGGGTCTTGACGCGGTTTTCGTAGTCACCTTTCCACGCGTCGATCTCCTGCTGCTTGGCTTTCGCCAGACGACCGTTTTCGCGAATCGCCTCGCGCAGTTGTTCGGCTTCATCGACGTAGCCAGCCTTGTCCAGCTTTTCGATGAACGGTTGCAGCGTCTTCAGCGATAATCCCGAGCGCAGCAAGTTGGCTTCAAAACGCGGGTCGGCGATCGTCTTTTTGTCGTCCTTGGGATCGACAATCTGATCCGCGCCGAAACCCTTCAACAAATCGACGACGGATTTATTGTTCGCGGCGATCGGCTTGTCGTATTTCGCCTCGATCTGCGGGTCTTTGCTGATGTCGAGTTCGCGCACCCGCTCACGCAAGGTCTTCAACTCTTCCTCGGTTTCCTTGGGCAGTGCGACGCCCTTGGCTTTTTCGGCGGCGGCGGCGAGCTGTTGCTTGATCTCGTCGCGTTCGCGGGCGATGGCGTCCCGCTCGTCGCGCGCCTTGCGGGCGTTCTCCTTGAAACTCGTGATGATCTGCCGCGTTTTCGGATGCGTGTGCGGCGACAGATTGACGTTCAGGTCGCTGTCCCGCTTGTCGCGCGGATCGTCCTGTTTGCCTGCGGCGGCGTCGCCAGCTTTCTTGGCCGCGTCTTCCTTGGCCTTCGCTGCGGCGGCGGCGTCCTCGTCCTTTTTCTTTTGGTCTGCGGCGGCGGTGTCCGCTTCCTGCTGGCGCTTCTGTTCGGTCTCCAACTCGTCGGCTGTTGGCGTGCCGTCGTCGGCTTTGCCGTCCGCTGCTGACGCGGCATTCGGGTCCGCGCTTGGCGTCCCATCTTCTTCCTGCTTGTGATCAGCCGGGTCCGGCGACGGTTCGGGCTTCGGCGGCTCAACTTCATCAACGCCAGTTTTGGCAGCGAGATCAGCATTGGTCTCGCGCAGCATGTCCCCCATTCCCGCCAAGGAGAATGGCTCTTTTGTTACGGCAGTATTCATCGAAAAATTACTCAGTCGGCGGTGTTCGTCACAGCCGGGCGATCATAGGGATCGGTCTGTTTCTCGGGTTGCTCAAAGGGCAACTTTTCCAGTTCGTCGAATGCCCTTTCCCACGCGTCGCGTTGAAAACCTCGTGCAGCGGCTTCGTGCGGCGGCTGTGACGGATCGGCGGCAACGGGCCGTCGTTGCATCGCCGCTCGTTTCATGTCGGCCCAAAGCGGGCTGCGAATGAACGCCAGCGCGGGCGCAAGATGATCCTTCGCAATAAAACGCTGCTCGCTCATATGGGTCAGACGGCGACGGGCGAACCAGCCGGGGCGGCGGCGCTTTCGTCTAACGTGCTGGCGGGTGCAGCGGGCGATGCAATGCCTTCGTTGCGAATCTGGCTCGTCACGGCATCCGTTGCGACCTTCGCCTCCGCATTGATCTGCACGACTTGCGCGAGCTGATTCTTGAACCCTTCGTAGAACTTTTCGAGTTCCTTGAACTGCGGCGTCTTTCGCAGATCGGTTGCCGCCGCCATCTGCAAATGCTCGCCGAGATGATTCAGGTTCAACTCGGCAATCTTGGACGTGGCTTCGCTCGTGTCGGTTTTCGCGAGCAACGGGGCCGCGATCGTCGTGAGCATCTTTTGAATGGTTTGCCCGTGGACAATGTGATTGTCGCGCGGGCTCACCGGCAGTGGCAGATTACTCGTGGACATCGCGATCGATTCCATTTGCTGCTGCCGCTCCGCTTCCGCCAAAACCGTCTGATCTGCGGTGGGAATGAAAAGTTTCTTTGCGAGGTCTGCGCCGGCCATCGCTTCCACATCCCGAAAAACCAACTCCGCCTGATCGATGTTCGGATTCCCGGTGTATTTCGTGGCAACCGCGGAAAGACCGTGCTGAACCGCGGCGTCGGTCACGTGAGCATACGGGCTGCACGGCGACGCGCGCCACAACTTCAACTCTTCCGGCTTCACGCCAAATTCAAGGATTTCGACGATGTTCCGAAGCGTTACCGAATCAGTCTGCTTCCCGTCGTAAATCGCGTCCTCGTTGGCCGCGCCAGCAACAATCGCGTCGAAAATGGTTTTGGCCTCGGCAATGTTGTCGTCGGAGTAGGTGCGCTTTTGCTGAATCTGACGCATGTTGGAGAACTGATCCAACTGGCGGCGGATTTGAATGTCGGCGGCTTCGGTTTCCCGCTTGGCGTCGATCGTCGCCTCGGTCGCGGTCTTCTCCGTCTTTCCCGAGTCATCGATCTGCTGCGTGATATACGCGCCAACGGCTTGTTCCGCCCAAGCGTCGATCATCGAATCGATCACTTTGTAGGTTTCGCCGTTGGCCGAAAACTGCTGCTGCGGAATCTCCACGCTCTTATCGACGATGACGAACGGGGCCACGATGGCGGGCGCAAACTTCGACTTGTCGGCGGCGTCGGCCCGAATAATCGTCAGTCCGCTGATCCGCGCGTTGTCGATAATGCTGTTCCGGAAAAGCTCCTTCATCACCGCCAGATTGGCGAGCTTCCGGCCAAGACCTTTCGAGGAGTGAATGCAGCCGTTGCCGGGCTCAAAGCTGAACATCGCAATCGCGTCCTGCATTGAAGGGAACAGCTTGAACGAAAAGCGCAGTTGCTTGCCGCTGTCGCGTCCGATCAGCCAAAAGCTCACTTGGCCGTCATACTCGCGATTGAACAACAGCCAGCAGGGGACGATGCGGGCTCCGGTGTTCGTGAAGCTGAGGCCAATCGACCCCTCGTTGATCATCTCCACGAACTTGCGGAATTGCGTCGTAGTCGCGTCCTCGCGCGGGTCCGCCATCGTCGCGTGATTGGCGGCATACACGCAGTTGTCGATGTCGTAGCCGACTTCTTTTGCGGCATCTTCGTCGCGGAATAGCGCGATAAACTCGTCCAAGCGATAATCCATCTTTGCGACGAAGAATTGCAGATCGCGCGCGTGCTGCCCGCTCATCTCGGGCACAAATGCCCGGTCCTGCTTAAAGAACGTGGGTTTCCACGTATAGGGATCGAGAAACACGGCGTAGCAATAGCCCTGCAACGTCGTCTCGGTGCATTCCGCGTTGATGAACCCTGTATCACCATCCCAACTACGCACGAGTTGGGTGAATTTCATCCGCAAAAAATCGGTTTTGGTCTTGGCGTCCGGCAGATTGTCGGGAAGCGCACTGTTCGTCGCGTATGTTTGCGAGATGATCGCGCTAACAAACCGTTGTGCGACACGACCAACAATTCCGGCGAGCCAATTTGTGCTCGCGTTCGACTGCCACGATTTAGCCTTTTCGAGTTGTCCGGCTGCACTGTGCGGGGGTTGCCCATCGTGGAGCGCCTGAATGTCCGCGGTGCGCGCCGCACGCGTCCGGTTGTTTTGCTCGGTCGCTTTGCAAATGTTGTTGGCGTGGGCAATCGACTTCACCGATCGCGCCTCCAGCTTCAACTCGGTTCCGGCTTGATTGGTTGCCGGTGCATCAATGGTCGCTTGGCCCGTCGTCGGCAGTGCGTCCGATTGAGTTGCTACGCTGCTGTCCGTCTGGGGGGAATCAATTGCCGTTTCCATTGGCAGATTCTTGCCAATGCGTTCCCTTATGGTCCCCGTCAAGTTTTTCCCCGACGCGACGTGAAGCATTTTGCCCATCTGCCATCGGGGCATTCCTCAGACGCGAGGCAGGCTTTTGCCTCAATGTAACACGAACATTTGCGGCAAAAGTGACCATCTTTGAACCGACACTTTCCACAGATTGCGACGCGGTGATCGATGATGGCCTTCGGTGCGATCACTGGCAACCCATTCCACAGGTAAACCCACGCGTGCCACATGGCACGGGCGAAGCGAAATGGACTGCGCCAAGACAGGATCACCGCGGTGACACCCATTCGGGCAATTCCAACAGGGGCTCGCTCATGTGGCCCACAACCCAAAATTCGCGGTTATGAAATTCGGCCATGAGCTGCTTTCCCGATCTGGAAAACCGGCTGAAGTGAGGAGATTGCGTCCATCGGTTCACCCACGGGATCAGCTTCAGCTCGGCTGCGGTGTTTGCATTGGCCTTGGGCGGCTCCTCCTCGCCGAAACCAAACATATTGTGCTGGGTGAGCGTCATTGCTTGAGCCAGCACCGCGCCGGCAATCGCGCGTTTTGCTCGTCGGTGATCTCGGGCTTCGGCAGATGCGCGGCGGTTTGGTTGTCCCACCCAATTTCGGAGCATCCGAGCAAATTTCCGTCGCGAGTCGTCTTTCTCATCTGGCGCAGCGAAAGAAGCATTGTGGCAACCGACGTGGTGCATCCGGCGCACCCTCCGCGCCAACTCTTGTTGTTCGGGCATCCGTGACAGGCCGCAGCGCGCTTCTCCGCGGTGTCCTTGTCCGCGAGTGCATATCCTCCGCGGGGCATCGCGCGGGCGAGTGTCGTCACCCATCGCGTGATGCGGTCCAGCAATTTTTCGGCATGGGGTGCGCGAGGACCACCGGGCGCGGTGTCGGACGGCTCGGAAATGCACGCGTCCGGCCAGCGCGAACAATACACCTCGTCGATTTCTCGCTCAATGTCGCCGCTCGGTAGTCCGTTCCGCAGCCGAAATTCAAACACCATCTGAATCAACTGCTGCTCGGTCGGTGCGCGCAGCGTTGTCGTCGGCGTGACCGGAAAAAACCACATGCCGCTGCCGTCGTCGCTCGGTGGTTTCCGGCCTCGGTTCAACTTCATGCGCGACTTTGTGAGATCAATCAGCCGATCCGGTCAACTCAAACGCGGGAGCCATCGAGTCGAATCCAGCCACGTCGGCAAAGACTAATCCGCCCTGCATTGGCGGGCGCTCGCGTGGTGTTTTCTCAATTTTCGTGTCCGGCGCTTTGGGCCGAAGCTCTTTGACGGCGGTTCTCGCTACCTGAACCATCTGCACAAATGCGTCGGCGCGGTCGCAGGACTTTCCGTTGTTCCGCAGTTTGAAAATATCCTTCGACTCGACGGCTTGCTTTTTCTCTTTGCCGACCGGACTACCGCCCAAGCGGTTCACTAGTTCCGAAACCGTGAAATCGTCCACGCCTTTGCCGATCGCGATGAACTCGTATTCAAAAAACTTGGCGGTCGCATACCACATTTCGGCGATGATGTCGGAATAGAGCTGTTGCGGCGTCTTGGTGTCCTCGGCGCATATTGGAATCAGTGTCGGCTTCTCGCCCCAATGAATGCCGTGAATTGTGACCGGGCTTGGCTGCGACGAATCGACCTTATGTTTCCACTGGTGGCGGATGATGTCGTGCGTTCCTTGACCAACGCCAGTGCGGTCTATGCCGAATAGTTCCGGTTTCACGCCGAGCGGTTGAAGTCGCTCCATCGTTTCATCAGCCAAAACCTGCGAGTCGTTCGTCCTTGGCAACAAGCCGACAACATCGGCTTGGAGTGCCCACCGCGGCTCAGGCAGTTCGTGTCGCGTGCCCTCGTAGTCGCGCCATGCAACAGCTTTGCCGATCCGTCCACAACTAAGCGTCGGCAAGTCGCCGCTCAAGGCCACGTCCTCAGCGGCGACAGTTTGCGTAGCCGACTCGAAAATCCATTCCCGGCGAGCGCGATCCACCCAATGCTTTTGAATGATCGCCGACATGGTTCCTGACGGCGGAAACATGCCCGCCACCTCACTCCAAATGAGCGGGTGATCTGGGTCTCCACCAACATCCTTAATCTTCATCCGAACGCCGTTGGCCGTGATGAAGCGCGGGAAAACCGTTCTATTCTGAACGACGTTCTCACACTTCCAAGCGTTCAGCCTAACACAGTGCCAGCCGTAGGTGGACTCCCACTCGTCAATTGACGATTCGCGCGTTTGCACCTCGGCCCAACCTTGAACCGGCTCACAGCGTTTGCCGTATTCGCTAAGAACTTCCTTGGGATTTGCAGCCATCACAATTTTTGTGTGCTCAACGTCTCCCTCTTCCATTGAGCTAAAGAGGTTTCCGATCTCGGAAAACGCATTCTCGGGAACCTCCTGTGCCTCGTCGATCAAGAGAAATGTTCGGCTACTTGTCCCAAAAATAGGATGCCTTGGGACCGCTTTAACCTTGCTGCCCTTGATCGTGCCGCCCGCATCGGGTCCCCGGGGTATCACGATCATAAATATGCCTTGGCCGGTTCGTTTTCCCGATTCGGTCGCGATACAATCGGCCTCGGCCTTTCCGGGGAGTGGGATCGCGCTGCCCATGTAAAGCCGTTGCATGTCGGCAAAAAGATTCTTTCGGCAGTGGTCCTCTTTGGTGGACATTAACCTAACGAGGGTGTGATCCACGTCTAACACCCACTCTAAAAGAAATCGCGCTGCGGCGGAATAGGTCTTACCGCCAGAACTGCACCCGAGGATGTTTATGAGCCTGTGCTTGGATAGGGCATTCCAAATCAACTGAACAAACTTCGGTTTAACCGTGAATGTCTCAGGCCCCCAAATCACCGTGGCAGCAGCCTCGTAATCCCGCTTATAAAGCAGGTGCATCAAAAACAAAAAGGCTATGGCGTATAACTCGCGACGCCGCCACGGTTGGGCCGGAACTTTTTCTTTGTTTGCCGCTAAAAATTCGGGGAACCCTGCATATTCCCCCATTGCGTTTACTCCGGAAATTAGGCGATCGGTCGGTCCGTTGTCTCGCGCCGCATCGAGGTGCGCGTGAATATGAACCAGCTTGAGGCAGTCGGCTTCTGTCATTGACTGAAGACGTGGCAATCAGGAGATAAAAGAGGAGCGGGCCATAGGGCAGTTGTCGCTGCCAAATGACCCTGACCAATAAACGAAAGATTGATTCGTCATGGCTAAAACCGGAGATAGGGGTTCAGGTCGCAGAACGCACGCACTTTCAAAGCATCCGCTTTACAAAATTTGGTGCGGGATGAAAGATCGCTGCCGGGCTTCATCGCAGATATGCGGGACGCGGTATTGTTGTAGAAGAGCCATGGAACTCATCGTTCATCGAATTTTTCTGTGACATGATTCGGTCATGGAATTGTCGTCTCACGATTGAGCGCAGGGATAACAACGGGAATTATTCCAAGCAAAACTGCTATTGGGGCACTACTACTCAACAGGCCGTTAATCGATCGATAACAAGATTCATCACCTATCGCGGTCAAACGAAGTGCGTCGCACATTGGTCCAAAATAACTAACGTTCCTCGCGTCACCATACTAATGCGCCTTAAGCGCGGGTGGAATCCGGTTCGCGCAATTACCGAGCCTCCGCGCAAAATGGGACCAGCCTACAAGCGGTCACGAATCACCGCGTAGGCGGCTCTGACAAGGGAAGCAACATTTCCCGTTCCCCGCATCGGGCCGCATCCAAGTTTGCGATGCAGGCTCATGCGCGCGTAGCCGACGGNNCACCGCATCGATCCAACACAACACCTCGCGCGCGGTCAGGTTTTCGGGAATCACGCCGGCCTGCCGTTTGCGCCAAGAACCCGCGGCCCTTTCCCCTGCGGCGGAACTTGTGGAGCTGACGCTATCCGCACCGCCATGACACAGGCCGAACTAAGCATGAGCCGGGCAACACGCTTGTTCATGCCCGCGGGAAAAACGTCATCCGGCATCTCCTTCTTTTCGTCTGCCGCCCACATGGCGATGAGTTGGCAGGTTTTGAACACCACGTCTCGATCCGCGTTGTCCGCGTCGAACTGCGTGCCGAGAACGTCGAGATATTGGCGCAGCTCGGACGGCTGTGCGGGCATTTCGTTTTTCATGGGTGAACCTCTTTGCCTCGCGCGATGCGTGACGCGAGAAACCGTGTTGCCGCCGCCGCGACTTCCTTCGGCGATGGAATCTTGCGCTTACGCCGAATCAGGAACCCACCGGGAACGATTCGCTTGTGCGCGCCGATCATCGCGTGCGTTTTCATTTCTCCAGCAACTTGCCGGGTGAGACTTTCAGGACCCTGCAAATGTTGCGGTAAAGCGGAAGTCCGGGGAGATATTTCGCGGCTTCGATGTTGGCATAACCACCTAGCGACATGCCGACCGCTTTTGCGGCCTCGGTCTTGGTCATCCTCAATTGTTCGCGCCGTTGTGCGATGCGTTTTCCGACGTGAGGCAGTTCTTTGACGGTGTGACCGCTATTGGGCATGGATTGGCGAAATGTATGCGCTTCGCCGACGGGTCAAGCCTTACTTTTGCTTGACGCAAGGTGCGTGTTGGTTGGAGAAGTGGCTTTGCATGAGCGCAAGAGCCGACCGGAAAGCCGCCGCCGAAGCTCGCCGTTTGGAATGGCGCACGCGTTGGTCGAGGCTGGCGCGCGAGGAGTTGCTTCGCGTGAAGAACATCGATCAGGCTGTGCGTATTGTGGGAGTGGATATGCAGAATATGGCCGACGCGCAGCCGCAGTTGAAAAGCGAAATCATCCGCGCCGGGAACGAGTTTTTGGACAAGCTGGCGAAAGCGGTTGTGCAGGCGGCGTCAAAATGAGCGGGATTCCGGATAACATCGGCCAACAGGTTTCGTCCGACGCCTCGATTGCCGAGGTTTACCGGCAGGCGCGAGAGCGTGAAAACGTGCTCATGTGTAACGCTCCGTTCATTGAAATATGCGACGGATGGGGCACGATCTCGCTGGTTGATCTCCAGACTGCCGTTGCCTTGGGCCATCGCGCCGCCAACGCGCCCTGATATTTGGTCGGTAAGTGTCCTGATGGCTGCGACCGGGAGATCGCCCGCCAAATCGCAAGGAATCGGCCCCGGTGACAATGTGCCCGTTAGCGGCTATGGTCTGCGGACGAATATGCCTGAAATCTACTACGACGGCCCGCTCGTGAAATCATTGATGGCTTCGATCACCCCCGAGCGTTCACACGATATTCGCAACGCGGTTTCGATTTACACTGGCATGGCCCACTTGGCGCGAGACGGGGACGACTTTGCCCTGCGGCGACTCCCTATCATCGAACGCAAGCTGCGTCGCATGGTCCGAAAGCAAACGCCGCCGTCGAATTAACGGCGGCGGCGCAGCCAGCTTCAACTTTTCCCCATCGAGGGGATGGCGAGGAACGTGGGCGACGCGCTCTCGTTGTCAATCACCTTTGCGCCGATGGAGTCGGCCAATTGCTGCGCGTTGAGAAATCCTTTTGCTGGCAAACTGCCGCGGTGCTTTTCGCCCGCGATCGTCAACTCCACCGTCCATTGCGTTATTGGCACGTCCGCCCGCGCCGCTTGCTGTCTGCGCAAATCTGAGAGCGCCTGACTCGTGGACAGAAATCGTTTTCCCTTTTTGTCGCGCGTTCCCGGCCTCAATGCGCGCCGCCAATACCACGACATCGGCTGCGGCATCTTTGACGGAAACTCAGGCGTCCATCCAGCGCGCTTCAGCGTGTTGATGTCGCGAATGTCGTTTCGCGAAATATACCACCGACCCACGAACGGCTCGGTTTGCGCGATGCCGAGTTTTTCAAACGCGTCCCAAAATGCGACGAACTCATCAGCGGTCATTGCCGCGAACTCGTGATCGGTTGGAAATGGGAACTTGCTCACGATTTGCGGGCAATAAAAACAACACCGTCCTCGCAATGAACACCTACGTCCCCCTCGTGATAGGCGCGCAATTCCCGCACCCACTCTTCGCGAATTTCATCAGCCGTTTTTGGCTGCTGGTATTTCGTGAGGTAGTAGTGGCACCCAATGCACATCCACATCAACACCGTCGCCAGCCATCCGAAAACATCAAAGATCGGAGTTATCGTGTGGATTGCCGGTATAATGAATCCCAACGAAATAACACTGAAAACCACGCCACAGATGACCAGCGCCTTTCGTGCTTTGCCCCAAAGCTCGCCGGTTGTGAAAACGAATGTCACTCGATCATCGTCCGTGACGCTGATCGCCAACAAGCGCCCATCATTTCGCGCGCATACCACGGCAAATACTTCGATGTCGGAAAGCGTGATCATGTCGCGTGTTTCGCGTTGGGAAAATCCATGTTCAGCACGTGCTCAGCAAACCATTGCACAGGATCGGCGCAATCAAACGGCAGCGTGAACACGTAATTATAATCGCTCATCGTCGAGCCGGAATTTGAGTGATGGAGCCGCACGCAAATGCTCCCGCTGCCCTCCGCGTGAACGCCGATCACGTCCTCGGCCAAAAACAGCGCGTGTTGAAAGCGACGCCAACGCTTGTCGGCCGGTTGCTTCAACGCGGTCTCCGTCGCGTATTCCAGCGGATCGCGCTGTGCCGGCGTGGCGATTGGTGTGCCAGACCAACCAGAAAAGCCGGGATAACTTGCCTGATTTGACGCACCGCCCATCCCGTTTGGATATGTTCCGCCGCCGATAGAGGCTTGCGCATTGCTGATCGCGGCCTGCGCGGCACACGACGCAGCCGCATTGCCGAAAATGCTACCGATTGGGCTCACGGGAAATCGGCGTCAGTCCAAGGACGTGCTCAATGAAAAACTCGAACGTGCTCATGCCGCTGTTGGCGTAGTTTTTTTCGTTTTCACCCTCAAACTCTTTGCCGTTTTTCAGAATCACGCGAAATCGCATCTTGCCGTCTTTAATCAACTTTCCGTCAACGGCGGCAATTTCATCCACGCGAAAAATGCAGTCGTTGAATCGCCGAAACCTCAAATCGGTCGGCTGCAATACCGCCAGCTCGGACGCGACCACGAGCGGATCGACGGGTGGGGGAATTGGAACGTGGTGCTTGGCGTCCTTGATCTTGTGCAACAAATCCAGCTCGTAGGTCGCAAGCGCCTTACCGTTGTATTCAACAAACCACTTCGATTCGCTGAGCGATGTGCTTGTTTTGACGGTAACAAACTCGTGCCAGTCGTGCGGCAATCCAAGTGCCGACGCGTAGTTCCTCAAGTCTTCGACGACTGCGCCGGGAATCTTCTGCTTGGGTTGTATTCCTGCGAGGGACATTAGACGGGCTCCACGGCAATTGCGTTTTCCTCTTTGTTCGGCGGCATCAGCGCGAGAGAGCCGCGTTCGACAACATGATCGTAAAAGCTGCGCCCGGCGATCTGCGCGAACGGCATCATAATTTGCTCGAACTTTGACGAGCCGATTTGCGCGAGTGCCATCTGTGCCTCAAGCCAGTCCTTAGCAATCCGCCACGCGATGCGCTCGGCTTGTTCTTTGTTGTTCCAAAGCGAACGAGGAATGCGCCGCTTGTAGTTGCTCCGCTGATTCACCAGTTTCGTTTCGGCAGCAATCTGCGCGTTGATCGTCGCAATCACCTTGGGGACGTTCGCGGGCAACTGGAATGGGACGCGCGCCCCAAACGTCGTGTCCATCATAAAGCTGATGGCGACGATCTCGCGGTCGGGTCCGTTTTCGAGCATGATGTGAGTCGCGCCGCCGTCGGTGAGCATCTGCGTGATCTCGGCAATGCTGCGACTTGCCGGAACCTCGGTGGTGTAATTCAGGAGTGCCATGACACGCCAATTATTACGCGCCGGAACTTGCGTCAAGCAAAAGCTGACTCGGCTTAGGCGCGTCCAATCTTTCAATCGTTATGTCCGCTCCCGCCTCCGCTTCGCTTTCGACGAGCTGCCCGGTGATCCTCAACTCAGGGATCGCCGTCCAACAATCGTCGTGCGGTAATGAGCGCATCAAAAATGCTCGCAGCGATTCCGTCGAGATCGACCCGGTGGCGGCTTGCGAAGCGGCAGTTAATTGTGACGCGAAACTGTCCACGATCACCTGTATCCGTTTTTTTATGTCGGGGTCGGTTATGAGAAAAGTTCGCTGCTTTTTGGGGCTGTAAATCGCGCGCTTGTGGTTTTTGTAGCTGCACAGGTTCATTCCGCGCAGGCGCAGCGTCACTGGCGTTGCGGACGTAAAAACTTTCCGGCTTTCCGGGGAAATACTTTTCAAGCTCGGCTCGGGTGAGGGGCATGTCATTTTAGTATTCAGTGTCCTGTGACATTAATTCGGCTTGTTTTCATCTGCGGTTCTGGCACGTAGATTCGCGGTTGCGCATCGGGCGCACTGAGGTATTGCCCGCTTGGGCGGTGAATCCAAAGGTTGCGCCACGGCTCATTACCTGTGTCACGCTCCTTCCAAAGCGCGATCTGTGCGTCGCGTAGCTTTTCAATCTCTCCGCGCTTACCGGGATCATCTCTCCCGTTTTGAAATTCCTCCATCTGCTGTTCCTTCTTCTTGTTTCTCCATACCGTGAATCCGTTGTGAACTAAGTCGGTGATTGTGCTTGAGCCGCGCACATCAAGTTTGCCCGGTGCCTTGCTCTCATCTTCTAGCTTTCGCGAGTGACAGACGAGATGCACATGGCCGAACCGAGCGGCAAATTCCGCCATGGCTCCAACGGCTTCCTTTTGCCCATCGTAGTCATCTTCTCCGATTCCAAGTCGCACCAACGAATCGACGACGAACCGCGTGCAACCATAGCGGCGCGCGGCGTATTCCATGATCGGAATCACCTTCGTCCAATGCATGACGCCAACCTTGTTGACGATCCAAACCTTGTCGGAGAGCCACTGTAACGCGGCATCGTATCGATCTCGCCGCTCTTTTGGCGGGTGCGTGCCAAGCGCAAGTTTTACGAACGCGGCCACGAGTTTGTTTGCGGGCATTTCGAGCGACGCGACGCAGCATCGTTCGCCCTGCGACGCGTCGTGAATGAGAAAATTATTTAGCGCGAGGGTCTTCCCGTGGCCGCTCCAACCAGTCCAAATCGAAACCTCACCAAAGCGGCATCGCCACGGCAAACCTATCGGCGTTTCAGTTCCGAGGGTCGCTTGCGTCGTTGGGTGAAGTGCCTCCCAACCATCTGCCGAGAACTCGGACAGGTTTCGTAGTTCAACCGGGTCCAGCGTTTTTGCACAGTCGATGCAGTCTTGAAAATCTGCAAAATCAAAGCTGCCGACACACTGCGCCTCGTTCGCGTCTTTGTAGGGAGACGGCAATTCCACGCGAAAGCATCGCTCGCGGCCCAACCGTTGTGCGATTTCCGCCGCCGCTTTTTTGCCCGGCTCGTCCATGTCCGTCCAAACATGGATTTTCTCGAAATACTCCAACGCCTCGTAATCGTGTTCGATCCATTCCATGTTTTTGCAGCCCTGTGGCAGGGAAACGGCATTTAGGCCCCACCCTGCCAGCGTTAAGGCGTCGATCTCCCCCTCGGTGATGTGAACCTCGCGTTTGTTGCGATCAATGCCCTGCCAGCCAAACAAACGCGGTTTGCTGTCAGGCGACGCCCAAATCATCTTTTTGCCTTCGGGCCGTTCGACACCCATGAATTTCAAAAGGTCGATTTCCTTGCCTTCGGGATCGTAACACGGGAACACCATCGAAGCGCCGACACGCATATGCGAGAACTGGCCGACTTTGTAGCGGTGCAATGTCGGCACGTGCAGTTTGCGAACTTGGGTCAGGTAATCGAAAACAGCCCCACCAGATTGAAGCGGCTCAACCGGGCTCGTGATCGGTTTCGAGTAAACCTTTTGTGCCGCACGCTGTGCCGGCCTGTGAAACTCGCGTGCGTCGTCGGCAACGCCTAAAAATTCCTTCGCCTGTTTCAGCGTCTCGGGGAATTGAAGGCCGCGAACGGCCATCCAAAGATCAATGATGTCGCCTTTGGCATCTCCAGCAAAGTCCTGCCAGACGCCGGCCTTGCTGCCAGTCAGATGAATTTTCAGCGAGTTGCCAACCTCCCCGCCGAGAGAGCCGACGCACCACTCCGCACCGACGCGCTTTCCAAGCGGCAAAAGCATTTCGCAAATCTCCAACGCTCGGTCGGCCAGTCGTGTTTTAACTTCGGCGGCGTTCATACGCGGCGGCTATTCAGTTCCTCAGCGGTGAGCTGAAGTTGGGAGCCATTCCGCCCATGCTTTTCCTCCCAGCGCCCGTAACACGTTCCGATGCACATTTCCCACTTTTTGATTGGGACGTTGCTGCTGGTTCGCCAGCCAACTTTTTCGTAGTGTTCCCAAGCCCGCTGGGCATCTTTACGCGGCCAATCAGGGTGACGGCGTTCACATTCGGCAATCCAAAGGTCAAGTGATGGACGCCCCGAATGCCCATTTATCGGCGATTCCGATCCGGAGGAAGAATTAAAGCCAGAACCCATAGATCCAGAACCCAGAGAGGGTTGTCCGTTTGGCTTAACGGGGGGGTTAAGCCTCTTGTTCCGCCTTCTGTTCAAGACTGGATTTCCTCCCTGTTTTCCGAATGCAACTGATTGATTGTAAAGCTCAGTATCGCGAACCATGCGCCTACTGTATATGACCCCTGTTTCCGGCTCAATCGAGCACACGCCTGCGCCTTTTAACTCATCCAAAAGAGCCCCTATTTCAGCCTCGTTTCCACACGTAAGTTTAGCCAGTTGCGCAAGGGTGGGCTTAACCCCCCCCGTTAAGCCCCCCGTTACCTCAAGGTAACCGCGTCGCTGGTTCTTCGCCATTAGACAAAGCATATCGATCCAAAGGCCACGAGCAGCGTATGAGACGAGTCGCAAACTCTCCTCACTCAGCCAATCCGATGGGAAGAACTTGACGTAAGGGATCGCGCTCATGACTCCCCTTTCTGTCCGCTGATGACTGGCCACGGCGTTTCGTTGTTTGCTGCATCATCAAGTGATTCAGTAAACGCGAGCAGCTCGTTTTTACTGAGATGCGCCATTAGCCGAGCCAAATTAAACTTAGCCTCATTCTGCATCGCTTGGCGCGTCTCGTGGCAATCAACGCACAGCGTCAAAAGCATTTCGTCGGCGATCTCCCACGGTTCGCACTTGGAGTAAAAACAGTGATGAACCTGCAATTCACGGTGCGAGTTGCGACAGTCGCGGCACTCAAATCGATCACGTTGAAGGATCAGCAGTCGCTTCTTTTGCCAACGCGGATCACGTAGCTTATCGGCGTAACTCATGGGATAGAAATGCCTGAGCGTCGGACCGCTGTAACCCGGTTCCGACGCTCAGGACTTTGTTTCCAAATTGAGACGCGCCGCGCCTCTGGAAATTTGAAAGTGCGAGGAGAGGTTACAGGTCTCTCGGTCGCGTGGACGTGGCACAATGCACGACAACTCAGCCGCGTTCTGCAAGACAAATCCGGAAAAATTCCCACGCAACTTATTCGCAACTTACCGACGAGCTAAGTCGGGATTATTCCCAATCGTCATCGCGGAAGAATCGGTCGATCGCCCACAACCCGCCGACAAACGCGGCAGCAATTGCAAGGGCGATAACGAGCGCGATGATCACACCTCGAAATCGCCAAGGTTTTTCTGCTCGGCGATGAACTCAGGTACCGTGATCTCCCATTCCTGATAGTCGCGGCCGGCGACCTTGGGAAACTTCGTCGTGTGCAGAATCAGGCTTACCGGAATCCACTCCCAGCGTTTCACGTCAGCCCGCGTCGGCTTGTCCACGAAGCGCAGCGCCTTTCCGCTCTCGGATTTCTCGTAGAAGAACAGGCGCAGCTTGCAGGTCGAATCACGGCTCATATGTGATGAATGCCTGACAGCTCGGCGCGCGGTCCCCAATAAAACCACGCGTATCCTGAATTGTCCGACGTGGAAATTGACAGCGTTTTGCCGCCGCACTTCGGGCAAACCTTCGGGCGATCGGATTCGATCGGCAAAAGCCAGTTGTGGCGACATTCAATCGGCAATGCGATATTTAGCCTGTCCATCTCCTCAGCGGTCGGCACAGATTTGCACGTAATCGACATCACGAACGACGGGCGCTTTTTCAGCACCCACAACCCAGCGGGCTCATGCTGTTCTAGCCACGGACCGCGTTCCTCTGATTCGAGGAATGACAGCCGCAGCAAAAACATGAACTCGCTGCTATGCGTCATCGCGTGCTGGCACATTTCAAACGCCACGGAAAACGGCGGATTGGTTACTACAAAATCACGTTGCGCGTTGTCCTTCAGGTAATCGACCGGCTGGGGCAAATACAACTTACCGTCAGTCGATTGTGGATACAGGTCGGAGCCGTAGGCGTTGCGTCCGGAATTACACAGCATCTCAACCAGCCGTCCGTCACCAGCGCACGGTTCCCAGAACTGCGACGAGCGCGGAAGGTGAAGCAACATGGGCGCAAACGCCGGGCGCGGCGTTGCGTAAAAATCTTTCGGATCGCGCGTGGTCCCTCGGCCTGTTGCTGACATGCCATCACAACTACTGCCCACGATGATCTTGCGTCAAGCAAAAGTCGGACTTGCCGTGTCGTCTGATTTCTGATTCGTGTGCGGGCGCTATGATAAAGCGACTGGTATTACGTCTGCGGTGGGCTATTGCCGCGCCGATTCTGCGGCCCATCCTCGCGGATTGGGAACACACCGCCGAGCTTGCGAGCCGCGCCGCTAAAAACAGCGCGAATTGTCGCGAGTGGCAGATTGAGTGCATCGCGCGAAGCGAGTTGTTGCACGTTCATGCGATGGAGATCGAGCAGGCGTTTGGCTGCGCGAGTTTTGACGCGCAAAAGCGATACGTTCGGCATTACAAGTGAAACCACTTCAGGCCACAAACAAACCGCGCTGCACCGAGCGCGAAAAGCGCCTCACCGACCAACTCGCGATCGTGAAGCGCAAGATCACCGAAGCCGAAGCGTCGCCCATCCCGCCCGACTTGTCGCAACCCGAAAATCCGTCGTGAGCAAAGCACGCCAAGTTGCCGAGGCCATTGCCGCCAAAACCGGCCATCCGGTGCGTGAATTCACGTGCAAAATGATCGGCAATGCCGAAGTGGCTGCATTCATGCGGAAGGTCCGCAAGGCCCAGCGATCGACCCGCAAAATGAATTTTCGAATCCGGTGAGCGCCAATCTGCAAATCACGCTGGAACGGCGCATCCGACGCGGACAACACTCCGTCGAGATCGGCACCGCCATCCACCCAACCGTTTACCACGACGTTTCGCCCGACTTCACGCCGAGCGTCATCGATCGCCGTGTTATCACCATGCTTTTGCGCCACGAGGCCACGCCGCGCGCGATCCGCAAGTTTGCCAAGCTGCACCGTGACATGACCGATTACGGCTATTGGTTCACGCTCGGGACACTCTGGGTCAGTTACACCGGCCATTCCGACATCGCTCTCTGGCGTCGCCTCCTCAGCTCGCCGCGCCCCAACCGCGCAACTTCCCTGATGAAGCCCAGCGAACTCGCCGCGTTCACCGACCTTCCCAACACCCTCACGGTTTATCGCGCTCATCGTCCCAACGAAACCGACTGGCTTGCGACCACGCTCGTCCCGGCCATCGCCGCCCGTTTCGCCCGCGAACGCAACGTGTCTCAGGTTGCCCAATACACTGTCCCCAAGGCCGACGCCCTCTGCCTTTTCCTGCGCCGCAAGGAACACGAAATCCTTCTCCTCGATCGCTCCAAGGTCACTCTCACCAAAGAAATCCCGGTTGTCTCCAAATGCCCAGCAAACCCGAAATGATAGGAGGTTCGACGCGATCCCTCCATATGTGGTCACATTAGCTCTGCTAACAAATTGGTGTTCGGTAAGCTGTTCGGTGAAAAACGCGTTTGATGCGTCGCGATCCATGGGCCGCACTCTTACCCATGGCACACCACCTCTATCGTCACTTCGACGCCACCGGCAGATTGCTTTATGTTGGCATTTCACTGAGCGCAATCGCCCGACTCGCTGAACATCGGCGCGAGGCTCACTGGTTCAACGATATTCGCCGCGTTGATATTCAGGTTTTTGATACGCTGCGCGAAGCTGCCATGGCTGAACGCATTGCCATTCGCAACGAACACCCCTTGCACAACATCTATCGCTACGCCGTCGTTAAGGTCGATGAACAAGGATTTGCCGAGTGGTTTGAAGAAAACGCCGTTCTTTTCAACGCGGACAAACTCGCAGCGATTTTCAGCCTACCCGTAGATGAGATAAATTCGGCGTTCGATTTAGGTCATCTGCCGTGGAGAATCTTTTCCGGCCAGCGCGTAACCTCAATGGCCGGCGTCATCCACTTCGCTCGCAAACATTACAAAGGGGACACACTATTTTGGTCCATAAAGTTCCTCTCGATTTTTCACGCCGCCATTCCGGACGCCAATTGTAAAACCCGCGTCCTCTCAGAAATTAAAAATCATCCTCACTCCTAATTGTAAAACGGGGGGCAAAAATTTTATTTGTGGAGGGGAAGTGGTGAAGACTTGTGGGCCGGTGGGCGCGCGGGGGGGGTGCCACGCCTGATTTTGTGGCGAGCGGTTGCACCGTGCCGGCCCGCGTCGTGTCTGCTCCCTGCTGGCGTGACGCTCGCGCGGTATGCTCTCACACGGTCCGCGGCAGTGCGTTGCGGACGTTGCGCGGTGCGATGCTGGATGCAGCCAGCCCGGATCGACTTACGCAAGATTTTGACGTTTACTTAACATTCTGTGCGAAGTGCGAAGGAAATCGCCTAACGCGTTGAGCATCACCGGACACGTCACCGGACGCTTACGTTATGCGGTGCGGTGGAACGCTCGCCGTTCTGCAAGTCGTTGATTTACCCTGCCATTTTCGCGTCCACCGGGATCGGCTCGACATTGCGTAAGTCATCGCTGGCTGGCGTGGCAATCTGCGCGAGCACCTTGGCCGGCCCGTTGCCGCTCGTCGCCTGAACGATCGCAATGTTAAGCTGCGTGAGCTTCGACAGGTCGATCGGCTTGTCGCGGTCGTCGCTCCCGTCGGATGGTTTCCCTCCGCGCTCAACCTTGAGCAAGCCAACGTTTTGCGCGGTTTCGATCAGCTCGCGCAGTCCGCTTGTCGCGATCCGCATCAACCCGGCTTTGCGCTCAATCATCGTGCAATGATGCCGATAACGCTCCTGTTCCGTGAGTTTCGCGGCCTCTGCGTCCGCGTAAGGCTCAGTTGGCAACGCTGAAGCCTCGCCGATGAGCCGCACGTAGGCTTGCGCGAGCGTTTCGGCGCTTTCCTGCGATGCTCGGACGAGCGTTGAATCGACCACGTTCTGCGCCTGCAAGCGTGTTTCGAGTGCGGCGATCGACTCGGAACCGGCCAGTTTGCCGCGTTTGTTCGCCCAGTTCTGCTGGGCTGCACAACGTTCGACCAGCTCTTGCGGCAGACCCGTTTTGCGAGCGATTTCCGGCCAGTCAACGCCGTCGCAGTAGAGGGAGAACGCGAGAGCGTATTGGGGCTTCTTTGAGGGTTTGCGCGGCCTGCAATTGGCAACCATGGGAGTCAGGGAATCGCGCGATTGAGCACGCGCGCACGCAAGCGCGGAATTTGAGTGAGCGTCAATCGCGAAAATCTGACGGTCCGAAGAGAGGATGCTCGGTGCGCTGTCGCTTACCTCGGCGCGTCGTCCTGCGCTCGACATTGCTCGCTTGGCTGCCGCTACGGTCAGAGTCTGCGCGGTCGTGGGACCGCTCCGACGAAGAAAGCGCGCGCGTTGTGGGGTCTGGAAAAAGAGGGTGTCAAGCTCGGTTTTGCGGCTGACTTGCGCCATGCGCAAGGTTGTCGGACAGTCTGATCATAGGGGAAAACCTGATGCCGGACTAAGAGAAAACTGATCTGATCTGACGGTCCGATTTCTGACGGTCCGAAAAGGGCTGGTCCCGATGCCGGGACAGCGCGGTTTCCGCTGTCAGTTGGGTTTTCTGGGTGCTGACTCAAACCGAGTCAGTGCCGTTTTCTGGGCGTCCGTCGCTCGTGAGTTCTTTTGCATGGCGCAAGGTTCGGTGTTGACAATGTGTTTTCAGGTTGTCACGAGTGAGGGCCGGTCAGGGTTCCCGAAAGGAGCTGAGCGGCGGCAAGTAGGCTCTGGGTCACGGCAGGAACATGACGGAGCGGATCAAGCGTCCCCTCTACGGCAGAGCGGGTCTTTCCCGTGGGAATGCCGGGCGGTTGTAATGCGGCATCGGATACGTAATCACGTTTCCGATACGGTCCCAAGCCCGGAACAACGCAGAGGGAAACCAAGGGTCAAAATTCCATGACAAAGGCACAATTCCGCGCGAAATATCGCGAGCTGTCACGCAAGACGGCGCGCATGATTCGCGTTTACGGTGAAGCCGCGTTGAAATCAGGCGCGTTCGAGTTGAAATCGGCTGACGACAATTATTCACTGCCGAAAAATGTTCTGACGGCGGCGTGTGAAGAATGCGCGTGGCAGTGGGCACCCCTGACACCCACCACAGCCAGCCGGCGCAATCGCGGCACGATCAAAAACGTTCGCCGCATGACCTATCCCGATTTTTCCCGGTGCTAAACCTCGCGCCTTGCTCCTGCGAAAGTGGGGGCAAGTTGCGGTGTTTACCGCTTAACAAAAACCAAATCAGGAAGGGTCAAAAAACCATGCAAGACAGACTCAATCAACTCATGCAGGCCGGCGAACGCGTGTTGCTCGTTGGACCGCCCGCACTCGGCAAAACGTCCCGGATCGAGGACTGCGCCCGCGCGCACGGTTTCGAGTTCGAGGTGAGTACTCCCGGCATTCAAGAGCGGACGGACTTCGGCGGCGTGTTCGCGCCGGACATGGCGAACGGCGTTTGCCGTTTGCTGCCCTTGGAACAGTTCAAGCGGCTACAAGAGACCAAAAAGCGGACGCTGTGGCTCTGGGATGACCTCGGCAACGCTCCGACCGACGTTCAAGCGGCGCTCAAGGGTCTCGTGACTCGCGGCGGTCCGTTTTACCGTCACCCCTACGTCACCATTTGGGCGGCAACCAATCGGCCCGGCGACAAAACCGGCGTTAATTCGCTGCATGAGGCGCTGCGTTCCGAGTTTCACTTTTCCTTCGCCATCGCGACACCCGGACAGGAGGAAAAACCCGACGGCGCGACGCTTCTCCGCTCATGGAAAGACGAGATCGATTCGTGGTGCGATTGGGCATTCGATCAGGATGCCGATCCGGCGATCGTCGCGTGGCATCGCAGCACGACAGGCCGGACGCTGTACCAGTGGAAGCCGCACGCCGATCCGGCGATCCGGATGCCCGATTTCCGCTCGTGGCATACGGTGATCCGCGTGTTCAAGGCTGGTTTGGCTGACCTGTCCACCGTCGGAGCGGCCATCGGCAAACCCGCTGCGGCTGAGTTTATGGCGTATGCGCGACTCGCGGAAAAGCTGCCGACTCCCGAGCAAGTCTGGATGGACCCGATGGGCGCACCCGTGCCGGCGCAAGACGATCCGGCGAGTCTGTATCTCGCCGCAGGTATGCTGTCCGCGGCAGTGACGGACAAACACGCGGGCGCGTTCTGCCAGTATATTGACCGGATGCCGCGCGTCTTTGGCGCGCTCGCTGGCCGCGACGCCTATCGGAAACTTGGCGCTAAGCTGAGCGGCAATCGTGAGTGGTGCAAGTGGTGGCAGAAGAACCAAGAGCTATTTGCGACGAGTTCGGCGAAGTGAGGACGAAACCGGCGCAAGCCGGTCCGTGCGTAATCGCGCACGCTGACGAGTCCAGACACGCACTCAAAAACGATTAGTGAAAGGGTCAAAAGTCCATGCAAGCAGACATCACGAAAATCGCATCGCGGATCAAACTGACCGCGTTGAATACGGGCGCGTGGCGCGCTACGCGGTTAAACCGCAAAGAGACAGACAAGGTGAACGCCGATCACCACACGGGCGACGCGGCGAAGGTTCACGTTCGCCTCACCAACTCGGAAACGCTCCGCGCGATCAACTGCCTGACCGCTGAGGCATACGACGCGCACCGCAAGTTGACGCTGCCCGCCGCGCAAGACGGTTTCCGGTTGCTGCCAGTTGGCCGCGAGTTCGAACACAGCGCGAAAATGCAGGAGTTCGGCGCGAAGCACCGCGCGCTAGTGGCGAAGTTCCTCGGCGAATACGACGACGAAAAGCGCACCGCGCCGGTTCGCCTCAACGGGCTTTACGATGCGCGGCAATGGCCGGATCGTTCCGTTATCGGCGGCAAGTTCCTGTTTACGTCGCGCTATATGGCCTGCCCGACCGATGGATCGTGGGCCGACTGGATCACTGAGTCGGCGCGTGCGGCTGAGGACGAGTTGCGCGAGCGGCTGACGGACTGCCTGCAACGCATCGCCGAGAACTGCGCGAAGGAAAAGCCGAAGATTTACGATTCGCTCTTTTCCAACCTCGCCGAGCTGTTGCCGCTCGTGCCGGACTTCAATTTCGGCGAGTCGGTTGCGGTCGCACAAGCCGCGCAACAAGCCGCAGAGTTGGCGAAGCTGGACGCGGACATGATCCGCGAGAGCAAATCCGCGCGCCGTGATGCGGCGAACCGGGCAACCTCCATCCTCGCCGCGTTGGGAGCGCAATAACCCATGCCGACGACCACTGAAGACAAAGCCGCGTCGCGCCTGATTCGCGACAGCAAGCGCCGGTTGGCGAAAACCAACCTCGGCAAGCTCCATGCGTTGCAGGCTGAGCGGCAACGCTGGGAGCGGAAGCAAACGATCGCGGGCAACAAGCTGCGCGGCGTCCGTCGCCAGATCGAAGCGTTGGCCGAAACCATGGCGAAAGCCACAGTTGAAACCGAGTGGACAGGAGGTGCGAAATGAGCGCGCAAGACAACGCTCTGACGCTCAAGATCGAGCGCGCGCGGTGGTGGGCTCTCAGCAATGCGCCTTTCTACGGTTCGCTCTGCATGGGCCTGCAAGACGTGCTGGGCAATCCGCACGGGAAAACCGCTTGCACCGACGGCAAGCGGATTTTCTGGGATCGCGACTTCCTCGCGAAACTTTGTGACGAGGAAACGCGCTTCGTTCTCCTGCATGAAACGATGCACCCCGCGCATGGTCATCTGTGGCGCTTGCCGCCGGACGAACGCGGGAACATGGCCGGCGACTACGCGATCAACGCGACGCTCTCGAAACTGCCGGGGCTGAAAATGCCTGCGGGCGGTTTGCTCAATCCCGCATTCGATGGGCTCGCAGAGGAAGAAATTCTCAACCGCATTCCGCCAACGCCACCCAAGGGCGGCAACGGCAACGGACAAGGCCAAGGGTCTGCCTGCGGCGACTTCTGCAAGCCCGCTCCCGATGGCGAGGGCCAAGGCGAGCCGGGAAAGGGCGGTAAACAGCCCGATAACGGCAAAGGACAGCCCAAGACACCCCCCAACGGTCAAAACCCGCAGAATGAGCATGGAAACGCCCTTAATGAGTCGCTTGAGGACCAATGGAAAGAGCGCGTGATTCAAGCGGCGCAAGCGGCAAAGGCACTCGGACAGGGCAATTGCCCGGCTGACTTGCAACGGATCATCGATCGCACGCTCAACCAGAAAGTCGATTGGCGTCGCGAGATGGCCGACTTCGTGAAAGAACGAATCAGTTCACGCAACGATTGGAGCCGGTCCGCGCGTCGGCACGCTTGGCAACCCGTGATCTACCCGCGCAAGCGGCAAGACGAGACGGGGTTAATCGTGGCAGTGCGCGACACGTCCGGCAGCATCGGCGACGAGGTGATCGCCGAGTTCAACGGCCTAATCGAGTCCTGCATGGCAGAAAGCAACTGCCGGGCGATCGTCATGGACTGCGACGCGGCGATCCATGCCGAGCACATGATAGAACCCGGTGAAGTCGTTCCGCGCGAGGCAAAAGGCGGAGGCGGAACTGATTTTGCTTGTGTCTTCGCTCGGGTTGCGGAGATGATTGAGCAAGGCGAGCGGATCGCGGGGCTTATTTACCTGACCGATTTGGCGGGTTCCCACGCGAGCGAACCGCCCGACTTCGCAACCCTATGGTTATGTGTGACGCCAACCTACCAACCGCCCCCATTTGGGCGCGTAATCGTTGTGGAATGCTAGGATTCCGATCAGGCCGGCTCGTCGTGATCGAGCCGGCCCCGACGGTCAATAAGCGCGCAATGTGGAAGTGCCGATGTGACTGCGGGAAGGAAGTAATCAGAATGGGCAAATATCTACGAAGCGGTGAGGTTAAAAGCTGCGGCTGTCTGAATCGGCAGGGGATAAACGGTCCGGCTAATTTCACCCATGGGCACACGTCGGGACGGTGGACGCGCACCTATGGTTCATGGGCCGCAATGCTCCAGCGATGCACAAACCCGAAAAATGAGAAGTGGCCGGCTTACGGTGGTCGCGGAATCTGCGTCTGTGATCGCTGGCGCAAGTTTGCGAATTTCCTCGCCGATATGGGCAACGCCCCAGCGGGCAAGACGCTTGAAAGGCGCAACGTGAATGGAAATTACGACAAGCAAAATTGCCGGTGGGCAACGCCTCAAGAGCAGGGAGTAAACACACGACAGAACAGGCGAATCACTTTCGACGGCGAAACGCGGACGCTTTCACAGTGGGCGCGTTTGCTTGGATGGAGCGCAGGCGGATTGCACGCTCGGCTTAAACGTTTGCCGCTGGAACGCGCATTAATGCCCAAAGCCTCAATGCACGAATAACTTCGGAACAGTCAGCGAAAGGATCGACGTGATCGTTTTCTGGCGTCATCACAAGCGGCAGGACTACGGGCATTATGTCTGGCGCTGCTACAAGGGCCGCGCGAAATTGCGGAACCTCGCATTGCATATTTACCCGTGCAACGGACGGCGCTCGGTTCTAACGGACTTCATTGCGTTTGACGATCAACGCTCGCAACCGCCGCAACTCGTCACCCCGTTTGGTGGATTGACGGGCAATGTTGAGGCGCTTACCAAGGCGACGTTGTTTTCAGGCGGAACAGCTCGCGAGCACTTGCCGCCAACCTATATTGATGGACACGGCAACATCCGGCGCACCGATGAAAAGCTAACACTCGTGCTGATGGGTCCGGAGTGGAACGAGCTGAAGGAAGACGAGTTTCAACAGGCAATTGATCTGCCGTTCTGATTCCGATGATTGTTTTTTTTCTAACCTACGAGGAAACATCAGCACGCGTGCGCCATCGCCGCGAGCGGTATAGTGGCAGACCTCGCGCCCATTGCCACACGGGCGGCGTTTCGCTTGTTGGAAATCAAGTCCACCTATTGCGCGAGGATGGCAGTGTGTTTTGCAGGCGAAAAAAATGCACTCTGTTTGATGACAACACGACACCGCCACGATTGATCCGCGAAGATTACGAGGTGAAGTTTTTGCGAAAGCTGAAAGCGCAACTGCCGCAATCCTATATTAGTTTTGCCGGCGACATCGTGAATGCGAAGGGCGAAGTGATCATGCAAGGCCCGAAACACGCATGAACGTTTTCCATTCTGAACAGGACGCGATTGCCGTGCAAAACGGTCAGCCGATGCGACCGGAAGCGATGTTGATTTTCTACTTTAGGGACCTAAGCGGGGCTGGCGGAAAGATTCTGCCGTCGTTTGACGTGCTCAATTCATTTCGCGGCACGCAGGACGAGTTGCGGGAATGGCTTGGCAACAAACAACCGGCACTCACCTTTGCCGTCTTCAATCCAAACACAACGCCACCAACGTTGAAATATCGTGCTCGCGGCGTGGACTTTTCATTCCACGATGCGCGGAGAACGCACCAGTTGTTTCCTGCGTTTTACATCGGGGAGCACGGCGACATTTGGGAAACGGATTCCTATTCCAAAACACCAATGATGCCGGGACCATCGGCAACTCTGCGCGAGGTGAAGCCATGCTAGTCTTCTATACAACGAACGGGCAGCGTAAGCGGAATTTCTTGGAGGTCGATCAAGTGCATTGCTATCGCGGCTTCGCATTGGTTCGCGAGTTCAAGGGGGAGGCGACGATCTATCGGCCTCGCACAAAGGTAATCCAAAACGCGACGGTTTTTGACGACGACGTGACGCCGCCAAGGCTGCTATTTGCAAACGACGTGTTGCCTTGGTTGCTCGGCAAGCGGCCCGACGCCTTCCCGCAGATTTACACTAACAGCAAGGGGCATCTCGTGGACGTGCGCCGAAACGAGATCGTCATGAGAGAGCCGCAGGCGTGAAACCATTTTTTATCACCCGAGACCATGAAACGCATGATCGTCCCCATTCCCCGCGGGCCGGAACCGGCAACGCGTCGCGAACAACTCGTCATTTACACGCTCGCGCTGCTGGGCGGTGTCGGGCTTGGCTCAATTGTCATGGGCATTCTTTCACACTTTGCGCAGCGGTGAGTTTCGCCCGTGTGCTGTCTGAAACACGACAGGCCGACAACGAACGCATAGCGGCGTAATAACTTTCGCAATACAATGGCTGAGATTGAAACCAACGGGAAGGCGCTACCGGCTCTCTACGTTCCGCAGGGAAGACCGATCACGCGGACAAAGAATCCGGCGCGGCCAGACTGGTTGGATCGCATTCGTCGCCCGCTGCTGATAGTCGCCAAGCATGAGCGCCAGTTTGCTGACTTCAAAAAGACGTGGAAATTGGACGACACGGAATGCGCGCGGATTCTGCTGGTGAACGACATTAAAAACGTAACGCCCACACATCCGTTGCTTGTTTTGCCGGACGGTGAAGATGGGGAAATGATTTTCGATTTCTGCCCGGTCAAGTTCTGGCGCGAGAAGGGCAATCCCGTAATCGAATTGCCACCATGCACCGTGCGGGCGCAAAAGCGAGAACTCGGGATCATCTTCGCTCATTTCCCCATCGAGGTAAACATGCAGGCCGAAACGGTGATCGCGATTGCGCAGCATCGGCACTTGGATGCGCTGAATGGCAAGCCATGATCCTGCACTTTCCGCGTCAGCACTACGGCGACTTTGCGATCAAAGAGGGTTGCCGCAAAAACGAGCGCAAGGATCGGCCCGAATGGATGCGCAAGCTACCCAAACCGTCAGGCGTTATCGGATACAGCCCCGATCAAGTAGGCTGTTTCCTTTGGAGCTGGAGCATTCGCACGCACTACGCGGATCAATTTTACTGCTTTGCATTGGACAACGGACAGGCTGAAGGGCTGACGGACAGGCTCACGCGCGGCAGTGTGCTGTTTGTGCTGCCGTTTGGCGGATGGTTGGCCGAGACGGAAATGATGAAGGGCATACGCGAGCACGCGGATCGGCGTGGGATTGTCACCATTCGCGTCCCGATGAAACACGCACGGGGCGAACACTGGCCAATTGAGGAATCCATGTGCATCAGCACGCGGATTCAGATGGCGAAGAAATCGAAGCGACTTTTGCTTGACGCAACATAAACGTATCTGCATCCGATGATGTCTGCAATAAAGGTGTCAGCACTTTTACCCGTCGCGTTCCCTCAAAGGCTCGGCGGGTTTTTTCTTGCCAGTGTATCGGAAACGTTCCTATGCCTCGTTTCGCCTTTGAGGGCCGTTCGCCGGGGACGGGATAAGTCCGGAATGTCACTCACCCGAGAAGGGTTGGAGTGCTCCAGAAGTAGAAACTGGCCCCCGTATCATCCGAACGGGGTTAATGTCGCGGTGGGACTGCAAACCACGGTGAATGCCGTCAAAACTTGTCGGTCCGTAACCCGATAAAAAAACATGGGCGCAGAGCAGAACCAGCATGGTTTGACGGGAGATGCGAAGCAGGCTTCCGAGTCCGGGGCGAATAGCTCTCCATCCTTCATCCTCCACAGTGGGGATGAAGTGTGCTCGCGACTAACCCGGAACCGAAACGAACTACTCTCATTGCTCGGCGATGCCTCGCATGGACTAAAAGCGGTAACATTAACGACAGACGGAAGCTGTCCCAGAAGTAATCCCGGTCCCGCAGGATGGGCTTGCATTCTTCGCTTTGGAAGTGCCGTGCGTGAGCTAAGCGGGTCCGAACCTTGGGCAACAAATAACGCCGCTGAATTTCGCGCCATCGTTGAAGGATTGCGCGTGCTGAGATCGCCATGCGCTGTGACCATTCGCACTGACAGCAAGACCGCTGCCGCATGGTGTCGGCTATGCAACAAGCCGAAGTTTTTCACGAATCCGAAATACGCGCATATCCGAAATCTAATTACGGATTATCGCAGGCTGACCGGCCAGCATCGCGTGACGATCTTGTGGGTGAAAGGACACGCGGGCGACTTGGATAATGAGCGATGTGACCGGCTGGCGCTAGCTGCTGCTAAAAATCATTTCACTTTTGCTTGACGCAAGCTCGCCCGAGTGATTTTGGTGCTGGCGGTCAAACTTTCCAGATGGTCGAAACAGCAACACAGCCGTTAGCTCGTCACGATCTGCAACAGGCGTTGCGCCGTGCTCCTGTCATGCTTCTTGCCGCGTGCAAGAAGTTTGGTTGTGAGCTGATCGTAGCTGGCGGCTACGTCCGCGCGTGTGTGGCTGGTGAGTTGGTGAACGACATCGACTGTTTCACCACATCGAAAGCCAAAGCCCGCGAGGTGGCCGAATACGTCGTTGAGTTGTCCATTGCATCCGAAAACCGGAAGTTCATCCACGAATCGGATAACGCTTACACGATCACGAAGTATCAGACGCCGATTCAGATCATCCACCGATGGACGTTCACGGGGCCGCGTGATGCTATCATGTCATTCGACTTCACGATCTCGCGGGCTGCGTTTTGGTGGGAGAATGTTTACAAAGCGCCGCACGAGATTGATCCCGCAAGTGGCGACGACACGTTGACGCCACTGGTAGATCACGAGCGATCGGGCTGGCACTCCATTTGCGACAGCCGGTTCTACTCCGATCTAGCGGCGAAGCGGCTCGTTTACACGATGCCGATTCGCAACGAGGACGCAGGCGGCTCAATGCTCCGCGTGCTCAAGTATTATCAGCGCGGATACCGGATGCCGATTGATTCGCTCGGTGCTGTGATTGCCCGTTTGGCGATGGGCGTCCGCACTCGCGCCATTGAGGAGAACGATCCTGATCGCTGGTATCTGCCCATAGAGGTGAAACTGGCGAGCGAGCTGACGAAACTTTTGCGGGAGGTCGATCCCGATATAGACCCACGCCACATCGCGCACTTGCCAGCCGAAAACCAATTCCAGACATGAGCACAGCACCCGAAGCCAAAATCACGGATCGCCCTTACCCATTCGAGGTGAAGACGGCGCTACTCCAGCTTGCAGGACTCGCCATCGGAACGCCGCGCGATGTGGCAGACGTGTGCGTAGATTTCTCGCCCTACGTTGATCAGGTTTCCGTGCGCGTGTTTGTCGGCGGTTACGAATCGAACAAAAACAGCACGCCGCAGGTTGCTGATACGATTTACATGGATGGCCGAACCGTCAGCGAAGTAACCGAGAGGGTTGCCGCGCTCATCGTGAAGATTGAGACCGCGATTGCCGACGGTCGGAAGATCAAGGCCAAGCGGCTACGCGACGAAGCCGCCGAGTTGTTGAAGCGCGCCAAGGAAATCGAAGCTGCCACCGCATGAAGCTGATCATTTCCATTTCGACGAACGCCAAAGGCGACACGGGCGTTTTCATGGTTGCACAAGGCGAGCCCGCGACGGTGCTCGAAAAAGGCTACGCCGATTGCATCGAGAAAATGGTGGGCGATTTTCTGCGCGAGGCGTCTCGCGGGATGGCGGCTAAGAAACTCGCGCGGACGCACAATTGCAGCGGCGACGCAGAGGTGCGCACGCTCGAAAAGCAATTTCAGGGCGGTGAATTGCCGCCGAAGAATCCAAGCGGGAACTGAACAGCCAATGGACGATTCGACACAGCTTGCCGACGCGAACCGTGAGAACGATGCACTACGCCGCACGATTGAACTCCTGCGCGCCGACGTTCGCCGTATGGACGAAGCCGTTACGCACGCCGTCAAGGGAATGACCAACATGGCCGAAAAGCTGGCGACGGCTGGCATGTTCCTTGGGTTCAGCGCGGACGAACCGAAGGAACACATTGGCGAGAAGTGCCGCCTGCTGAATGCGGAGTTGGCGCGACTGCGCAAGGAGTGCGAATGAGCCGTCCTCGTCACAGTCTGCGCGATCCGGCTGTCACCCACGTCCTCAACGGCGGCGCACCCAAGACGTTCGCCGCCGACAATGGCGTGTCGATTGTGTGGGTCTGCCGCACGCTTTGGAACGCCGGCATCAAGCGGCAGTTTCTCACCGACGATGAATGGCAACTCATCCGTCAGCGTCGTCAGCAACAGTTTGTCAGCTCAACCCAACAATCCACCGATAACAAATGAGTGATTCACCGAAACAGGAAACCGTCCGTCAGCTCCGCGTCAATTTGACCGACAAGGAGCGCATCGAGCTGGGCCGTCAGTTGGCTCAGTCGTCGCAGAAATTGGAAACCATCGCCGAGGACAAGAAGGCGTCGATGGCACAGTTCAAAGCCGATCAATCAGCCGCCGAAGCGAAGATCGCGACACTCTCGCAGCAGATCGCCAACGGCTACCGGCTGGATCAAGTGCGTTGTGAATGGTTGCTGGATACGCCCGAGGTCGGCAAGAAGCAGCTCGTGCGCATGGACACGAAGGAAGTCATCGAAACACTCGACATGATCGACGCCGACAAGCAGGCGAATTTGCCGCTCGCCGATCCCGATGGCGGCACGACGGTCAAGACGGCGGTGAACAGCGATCCGGAAAGCGGCGTTGTCACCGTTCCGGCTGATACCGACGACGACGACAACAGCTAAAACACACTTACGACAGGGCCGGCGACGTTTCAGGCGTGCGGTAAGAAACACGACCCGATCGGGGAGCTGGAACCCCGAGACCCACGCGCCGGCCCTGTCACCAGATTTTTTCCGCATTCCACTTCAATGAAACAGGCATTCATCACCAAGCGATTTGGGGCAGACGCGACCGCGTTGCTCGAAAAGATTCAGGCCGTGTTGGAGAACTATTCTCAGCAGGGCTATGACCTGAGCTTGCGCCAGCTCTACTACCAGTTGGTTGCTGCGAACGTCGTGCCGAACACTGAGCGCAGTTACAAAAACATCGGCAACTTGGTGTCGGATGCCCGGCTCGCCGGCTTGATCGATTGGGACATCATTAAAGATCGCGGGCGAAACACTGTCACAAATTCTCATTGGGATAGCCCCGCGCAGATTCTTGAAGCGTGCGCCAACCAATACCAAATCGACAAGTGGGCTGACCAAAAATGCTACGTTGAGGTGATGGTCGAAAAGCAGGCACTCGAAGGCGTGCTTGAGCCGGTGTGTCGGCAACTTGACGTTCCATTCACGGCGAACAAGGGCTACAGCTCGCAAAGCGCAATGTATGAGGCCGCGCGCCGCATGTATCAGCGCATTCGCGACGACAAATGCGTTCATGTGATTTACCTTGGCGATCACGATCCGAGCGGCATCGACATGACGCGCGACGTGCAAGACCGGCTGCGCCTTTTCACCAACCACACCGAAGGCGATGAAATTGCCGTATTCGTGCATCGCGTCGCGCTTAACCGCGACCAAATCGCGAAGCTCAATCCCCCGAAGAACCCGGCGAAGATGAGCGACAGCCGCGCGAACGCCTACGTTGCGCAGCATGGGCACAGTTCGTGGGAGTTGGACGCCATCGAGCCGAACGCACTCGCCAAATTGGTGCGCGATGCTGTCGCGCAGTTTCGCGACGATGCGGTTTGGAAGAAGTCCGTAGCCGTCGAAAATAAGATGAAAGCCGAGCTGAAGACTTTCGCGAAAAACTCCAAATTCAACTGACAACATGAGCACAAATCGTCCGACTCAACTTCTCGCGAACCGCTTCACGCTGCGCCACAATACCGGCAACGGGTTGGTGGGAATCAGCGCGAACCTCACGAGCGCCGACATTCTCGCGTTGCTGCGCGAATACCGGAAGCAGGGCGACCGGCGCAACTTCGTGATCACCGACGCCAAGGGCAACGTGGTTGCGCACGCGGAGCCATGAGCACGGCACGTCTCCAGTGCGGACCGAAAGACGCGAGCAACGGCTATTGCACAGCCTGCGGGCACAACCGCGGCCAGATTTTCAATATACTCGCCGGTAACTGGAACACGCGGTTTTGTCGTCGCTGCCTGCGAGAAGTGTTCAAGGCGGCAAAGGCCAGCGGCTTTCTCAACGCGCATTTACCCGATGGAATGCAGGAGGACGAAGATTGCCCGGTTCAAATCCAACTCAATCCCGATGGGACGTGGAACACCTTAACGATATAAGCAACGCCGGGCTTGTCGCATCTCCACAAAAACACGCATAAGACTGCCTCTTTGTTTTACCGTTTTCTTTCGTTTTTTCACCTTTTTTACTCATGAGCGACACACCTACCAACGCACCTGCAATTCAGCCCAAGTCCGAGCCTAAGTCGGTCAAAGACTTTCTCGCGCTCCCGGCCTACAAATCCCGTTTCGATGAAGTGATGGGCAAGCGTGCTCCGCAGTTCCTTGCCAGTATCACGAACTACGTCAACCAGTCGAAGCAGGTTGCCGAGTGCGACCCCAAGACGGTGATCGCGTCGGCATTTGTCGCCGCGACGCTTGGGTTCCCGGTGGATAAGAACCTAGGATTTTGTTGGATCGTCCCGTATGCCAAACGTGCATCGTTCCAAATGGGATACAAGGGCTACATCCAACTCGCGCTTCGGTCTGCGCAATACGAGGTAATGAACGCCAAGCCGATTAACGCCGAGGCGTTTGGCGGATTCGACAAGGCGACCGGCGAGCCGATCATTCTTTGGCAAAACGTGGACGACGACAAACCAGTTGCCGGCTATGCGTTCGCGTGGCGGCTCACAACGGGTTTCGTAAAAACCTGCTATTGGTCGAAGGCGAAGGTTGAGAACCATGCCAAACGGTTTTCACAAGCGTATCGCTCGCGCAAACCGGGCCAACCATGGCAAGACAACTTCGACGCGATGGCGATGAAAACGGTCATCGCAAATGAGCTTCGCAAATGGGGCATCCTGTCCGTGGACATGCAGCGCGCGATTGAGCACGACCAAGGATCGCAAGACGACATTGATGCGCCTGTTAAACACGACGACAACGCCGGTATTTTCGACGTGGAGGCGTCCGAAAGCATGGGGTCGGTGCTTGGCGATGATCCGAAGGCAGATGCCGCCAAAAGCGAAGGAAACGGACATAGCGGGCAAACGTCCGGCGTCGCCTACACCGAGGCGCAATTGAAAGCCCTCGTGACGGAAGTGGAGAACTACGCGCTCAATTTGGGTATCACCCCGGCCAAGCTGTTCGAGCACGCCAAGACCCCGAGCGCGAAACGGCTGACCGATCTGCCCTACGCGACGCTTCAAGAGCTGCGCGCGTGGCTGGAACAGAAGGCCAAGGAGGCGACCACGCCATGAACTACCGACTTCGCCTCATGCTCGCCATCCAGCGGGCCAAGGAATCCGGATTTCACGCGTTTGCCGCCGCACTGGCTGAGGAACTAAAACGCCTACCCTGACAACCTGTTTTCCACGTGGCTACGTTCGCCGGTTGACCGCCCAAAAACTGAAAGCCGAGCCGTCCTGACACGACATCAGGCGCGGAATGCGCAAACCCGCGAGAGTCCGGTGGGCACAAAGATTTTCTAATGACGAATGACTGCCAGTTCTCTCCTTGCCGCATCTACCGCTACAGCCTCGTGCATCGGTGGGATGAACTGGTGAGTGAGCGGAGGCGCATCATGTGGATCGGGCTCAACCCTTCGGTCGCCGATGAGAACCAGCTTGATCCCACGTTGCGACGTATCCGCGCGTTCTCGACCGCATGGGGTTTCAACGAGTTCGTTATGACCAACCTGTTTGCCTATCGGGCCACGGACCCGCGTGCGATGTTGCGCCATGCCGAGCCAGTGGGGCCGGAAAACAACCGCGTGTTACTTGAACACGGGAAGGCGGCTTTAATCGTGATCGCGTGCTGGGGCGCGCACGGCAAACACCTGTGCCGCGACGTGGGCGTGATCAACCTACTAGAGAAGTTCACGCCGCTGTTTTGCCTCGGGCTGAACGCGAAGGACAAATCGCCACGTCACCCGCTTTACGTTTCAGGCACACAGAAACCGCTGTTGTTCAGCCCTTGACATGCACAGCGGCTACGCACATTTGAATTATGAATGAATCAGTCAGAAAATATTTTGCAGCAATTGGAGCTAAGGGAGGTGCCGCAGGAAAAGGCACAAAGCTCCGAAAGAACATCGCCAAGATGGCGGCTAAAGCGCGGTGGAAAAAGAATCGCAGCACGCGGAGTCGCCACCGAAAAGGAAATGGAAACCGTGTTGATTGAATCCACACTGGTTGTCCGTGGTTGCTGGGAGTGGATGGGGTGCCTTAGCAATGGTTATGGAAACATCACATGGAATGGACGGCAGATTCTAGCCCACGTTCTTTCCTATAAGCTGTTTCGTGGGCCGATTCCTGCTGGAATGTTTGTTTGTCACCATTGCGACAATAGAATGTGTATTAATCCCGCCCATCTCTTTTGCGGCACCCAAGCCGATAACATGCGGGATTGCGTCGCCAAGGGCAGGATTAACAGGAATCCTCGGCGCTGGGGAGAGAATCATCCTGATTCAAAGCTCACAGAGCGGCAGGTGTTGCAGATGCGCGCTCTTTTTGGGTCCGGCGTAAAGCAAGCCGATTTGGCGCGCATGTTTGGGGTCAAGAAGTATTGTGTCTATGCAATCGTTCGTAGGATTAACTGGAAGCATATATGAAAATCCTGAACGAGAAAATTTGGGATTATCATTCGGCAGACGCCGTTAGCTCTACAAAGCTCGACGCGTTCCACACTTCGCCACTTCGCTATTTCGAGACCTATGTTACTAAGGTCTTAAGGCCGGAAAACACGTGGTCTTTAGATATGGGATCGGCGTTTCATTTTGCGATGGAATCGGACGCAGCCTTTGAATCTGCGGTCGTGCCGATGCAGTTCCCCGACTTTCGCACCAACAAGGCGAAGGAATGGCGCGACGAAATGGCCGCAGCGCAAAAGCTGATCGTGACCGCCGATGAGTTGACGGCGCTGCGCAAGATGAAGGCGCGCGTTGAGGCTCATCCGATCGCGTCGCAACTGATCGCCAACACCGAGGCCGAGGTCACATGGCGACGATCATTTGGCAAGTTCACCGTGCAATGTCGCGCCGACCGATGGAGCGACAAGCCGCGTGAAATCATATTGCCTACGAAGCCGGGCGCACCGCTTCAACTGCACACGCACTTCGTTGACTTCAAAACCTGCACGTCGATCGCGCAGTTCAAAAAGAACTGGATCAACTTTGGCTACCCGCGGCAGTGTGTTTTTTACCGCGAGGTCATCACCGCCTGCCAATCTGCTGAACAACCAACCGGCGACATTCCCAAGCCCGATGGGTTCTGGATCGTCAGTGAATCGGAGCCGCCGCACGAGTGCCGCGTGTTCCATTTGGGCGCAGCGTCATTGCCGGTTGCATACGGCGAAGTGATGATGGATTTGAGATTGCTTCGGCGTTGCTACGAAACGGGCGAGTGGAGCTTGCCGGCTGAAATCGAGGAGTTGGATTTCCCTGTGTGGTCGGTGAAACAGGCCGAGGAGCGGTTGTTGAAACAGCGCGAGCGGTTGGAATTAACGTGAAAATGAAAACCAGAAGAGGCCAATCCGTCTGCCCGCCNNCCTGCTTCACTCCCTCGTCTTTTGCCTGACCTCTTGCCGCAGCACGTCGATCTTCTCGTTCACGTAGCGCAATTCGGTGCGGATGCCATCGAGCGCACTGGCGATCTGGGCCGATGTCTGATCGTTTCGCGCAATCGAAACCGCCTGCGCGTCCAGACGTAACTTCACCTCCGCGACATCGCGCTCTCGAATCTTGGCTTCGTCGGCCAGCTTAGCGGCGTGCAGTTCATCCACACCTCTTAGCTGAACCATGTCGGCAGCGCGTTGGTTATACGCCACGCCGACCGTAAAGGCCGCGATGATGATCCACACGATGAGGCGCATCGTGTCTTTCACGTCGAAAGAGAAAAATCCGGCAGGAATCCTCATTTGAGAACATCCGGCAATGCCTCGGCGGCGGCTTTCACGTTTTCAGGGGTTGCCGCTTTGCCTGTCAGCACGGTGCCCTTGATTTCGCCGTGGCCCCACACACCAGAAGCCTGAGACGCCCCAATGATCGCGGCGTCCTTGGGAAACTGATGGCTCACGCAACCGGATGTGCAAACAAGCAGGGCAACGACAAGGGCGATTTTCATTGGGGAGGAATCGGAGGTTTGGGCCACGGATTAGGAAATGGGTTCGTCTTGTGCCAGTCGGTGATCTGGTTGACGCCGTTCATCAGCATGGCGAACACCGTCGCGCCGGCTGAAACCATGATCTGCTGAATAGCCGTCAGGTTCACAGCTACGTCAGTTGTGCCCGTCAGAACTCCAGTTCCAGCCCCCGTGCCTACGCCGTGTTTCCACCCGGCAATAAAGCCGTTGATGAACTCAGTTCCCGCCGCCGCGAGCCAGTATTCAACGGGTCCTGCGCGATAACGCGGGAGGTTCATTTCTTCTTCAGAAATTGGCGCAGCGGAGCCAAGTC